GGCGTGCCGGACATCGCCCTCGCCAGGGCGGCCCGGATGGTCACCTTGGAGCCCGGCGCCGACGACGAGGCCATCGCGGCCGAGGTCGAGGCGCTCCGCACCGAGGTCCCCGCCCTCTTCACCTCCTCGCCCTCGGGCGACGCCCCGCCCCCGCCCCCTCCGCCCGCCGGCGGAGGTCCCGCCCCCCGGGGCGGCCAGGGCGGCGGCAAGTCCGCCGAGGACCGAGCCCGGGAGCGCTTCGAGCGCCGCCGGACCCGCCTCGGTTCCACCACCGCCGCCTGACCCCCAGGAGCACTGCCATGCCGTCCATCGCAACCACCACCGAGACCGTCGGGGGCGGTGACTACCGCTGGCTCCGATCCGCTCGGGGCACCGGCCACCCGAAGTCGGGCACGCTCGACATCTCGGCGTTCACCGCGAACACCCACTACCCCGACGGCTACGTCCGCTCGGGCACCCCGGTGACCTTCGACGCCGTCAGCGGCCTCTACGAGCCCGCCGCGGCCACCAGCACGGCCACCGGCCTCGCCGGCTTCGTCTGGCACGACGTCGCCGTCCAGGGCGCCGCCGACCTCACCTTCGCCGTGATCGAGGACGCCACGATCAACAGCGACTTCATCCCCGTCCCCAACGACCTGGTCGACACGCGCTACATCTGCGACGCCGTCGCCGTGGCAGGAGCCTGACATGGCCGAGATCCTCGAGGGGCTCGACCCGGTCGAGCTCACCAACTTCGCCCGCCTGGAGGCCAACGACTTCGACGCCCAGTCGCAGTCGCTCGCCCGCTGGTTCCCCTACCAGGCCGTCAACGACATCCGCTACGCCTACAGCCGGGGCGTCGACGTCCTGCTGGACGAGGCGCAGTTCCGGTCCTTCGACGCCGAGTCCCCCCTCGGTCGTCGGCCGGGCGCTTCCCGGGTCACCGGTGAGCTCCAGCCGATCAGCCGGAAGATCCCCCTGTCGGAGTACGCCCAGCTCCGGATCCGCAACGCCAGCAACGACGAGATCAACGACCAAGTCTTCAACGACGCGGCCCGTCTCGCCCGTGGCATCGCCGCCCGCTTCGAGCGGGCCCGCGGCGAGCTGCTCCGCACCGGCAACCTCGTCATCAACGAGAACGGGGTCGTCCAGACCTACAGCTCGGGCCGCCACGCCAGCCTCACCGTCGGCGCCGTGTCCCCGCTCTGGTCGGCGCACTCCACCGCCACCCCCATCCAGGACATCCTCGACTGGATGGAGCTGATCCGGGCGCAGTCCGGCGTGACCGGCAACCGGCTGCTCGTCAGCCGCTCGGTCATGTCGCACCTCCAGCAGATCGACGAGGTGCGCGGGGCGTTCATGCCCGCCGGCCAGGTCCCCAACCGGATCACCACCGACGCCGTCGGCGCTGCGTTCGTGCAGCTCGCCGGCGTGACCGTCGAGGTGCTCGAGCCGCCTGCCGGCATGACCACCCCGCCGATCCCGGCGAACACGGTGATCCTGCTCCAGGACGGCGTCCCGCTCGGGACGACCACCTACGGCATCCCGGTGGAGGCCACCCTCCCCGAGTACCAGGGCCTCGCCCCCCAGCCTGGCGTCCTCGCCGGTGGCTGGAAGGACCGGGACCCGGTGACCGCCTGGACCCACGCCGTGGCGATCGGCCTGCCCCTCCTGGGTGCGCCGAACCTCACCCTGTCGGCCACGGTCCTCGCCTGACCCCGAGCCCCGCCCGGCCTCACAGCACCGGGCGGGGCTCGCTCCCCCTCGTCTACGGAGGCGACCCCATGGCCCGCACGCTGATCGAGAACGTCTGGGCCAACGGGCAGGGCTACGGCCCCGCCCACGGCCGCCTCATCCTCCCCGAAGGCGTCGGGGAGGATCTCCCCGACCACGTCTTCGCCGACGACGGCGACGACCGCGTCGAGGTCGACCTGCCCGACCCGCCGCCCACCGAGGGCGAGCGCAACGAGTTCGAGACCGGCGGCGTGCTCCAGGCCGACGGTTCCATGGTCGGGTGGGGGTCGCTCGACGACCTCGACAAGCCCGCCCTGCTCGACCTGGCCGAGCGGCGCGGCATCGCCGAGGTGAGCCCCCGCTGGGGCGCCAAGCGGATCCGCGAGACCCTGCGCGACGCCGAGGCAGGCTGATGGCCTCCGCCGAGGTGGAGGCCGTCCGTGATTGGGTCGGCACCGAGCCCAGCACCACCACCATCGAGGCCTTCCTCGACCGCTTCGCCACCAAGTCGACGCCGACGGCATGGGCGGCGTTGTCCATCCTCCGTCGCCGTCGCCGCGACGTCGCCGTCGGCCCCGAGTCGTGGGCCGTCGACGGCGACTACCGCGAGACCCGCAACCTGACCGCCACCCTGGCCGCCCTCGACCTCGACATCGCCCGCCTCGAGCGCATCACCGGGGACACGACCGGGACCGCCAAGGTGCTCGACTCCGCGCCGATCTGCGCGACCGGCGGTGAGCGGTGACCATCCGTGAAGACCTCGAGTGCAAGTCCAACGAGGACTTCGGCGTACAGGTCACCTGGCAGGTCGATGGCGAGGACGTGACCCTGACCTCCGGCCAGCTCCACGTCCGGCGCCGCAAGGCCGACGCCGACCCGCTCATCGACCTGGAAGCCGACCTCGACGGCGGCACCGCCTCCTTCCTCCTCCCCGCCGCAGAGGTGGCCGACCTCAACTGGCCGCACCTCGACGGGCAGACAGGCGTCTACGACGCCGTCATCGTCTCCGAGCTGGGCCAGCAGCGGCTCATCGAGGGAGAGGTCACGTTCTCGTGGGGGGTGACCCGACCCGATGACTGAGACCATCACCGTCGACCAGAGGTCCGGGTCCGTCGTCGTCGACCAGCGCCCCGGCACCGTCATCGTCCGCGACGTCGTCCTCGCCGGCACCCAGGGCGCGTCGGCCTACCAGGTCGCCGTCGCCAACGGCTTCGTCGGCACCGAGGCCGAGTGGCTCGAGACCCTCGTCGGCCCGGCCGGACCGGCCAGTGGCGGCGCCTACCACGTCCAGGGCGCCGCCTCGGCCACCTGGACCATCAACCACGACCTCGGCTTCCTGCCCAACGTCACCATCCGAGACACCGAGGGCAACGAGGTGCTCGGCCTCCTCATCGACAACAGCACCACCGCCACCACCATCCACTTCCCGTTCGCCATGACCGGCAACGCCACCCTCTCCTAGGAGCCGACCCATGGCCGTCCTACTCCCCAACGGTGCCGACCTCGGCGGCGGCGAGCTCCTGTCGTTCAAGGTGCAGTCGCTCACCTCCGACCCGACCGGGTCCGAGGCGCGCGTCTACTACAACAGCACCGACAAGCAGCTCAAGTACCACAACGGGACGACGTGGACGGCTCTCGCCGCCGGTTCCGGCTACAGCGACGAGAACGCCCAGGACGCCGTCGCAGCGGTCATCGCCGCCGGCACGCACACCGGCGTGACCGTCACCTACAACGACGCCGCCGGGACCTTGTCCTTCGCCGCCGACAACGTGCCGATCGCCAACCTCGCCGACATCGCCACCGCACGGATCCTCGGCCGCAACACCGCCAGCACCGGCGAGGTCGAGGTGCTGACCGGAGCGACCGTCAAGACGATGCTCGCCCTCGTCAAGGCCGACGTCGGGCTCGGGAACGTCGACAACACCGCCGACACGGCGAAGCCGGTGAGCACCGCCCAGCAGGCCGCCCTCGACCTCAAGGCGAACCTGGCCTCGCCGACCTTCACCGGGACGGTCGGGGGCATCACGAAGGCGATGGTCGGGCTCGGCAACGTCGACAACACCAGCGACGCCACCAAGTTCACGAGCCCCGCCCTGACCGGCACCCCGACGGCCCCCACCGCCACCGCCGGCACCAACACCACCCAGGTCGCCACCACGGCCTTCGTCCAGGCCGCAGCGGCCGCCCTCGTCGACGCCGCCCCCGGCACCCTCGACACCCTCAACGAGCTCGCCGCCGCCCTCGGCGACGACCCCGCCTTCGCCACCACGGTCACCAACCTCGTCGCCGCCATCGACACCCGGGTGGACGTCCTGGAGGCCGACACGCACTTCGCCGACGTGGGCGGCGGCACCGCCGTCGTCATCACCCACAACCTCGGCACCCGCGACGTCGGCGTCGACATCTGGCGCAACAGCACCCCTTGGGACACGGTCCTGCCGGACATGGAGCGCACCTCCACCAACACCGTCACGTTCCGGTTCGCCACCGCCCCGGCGGCTGCCGCCTTCCGCTGCAAGATCAGCCGCCGCTGACATGGAGATCCTGGGCCCGGTCAACGGCGTCACCGACGCGCCGCCGAAGGGCTACGTCGACGCGTCGCTCGTCGGCACCAAGGGCACCCTGGCCCGCCGGCTCAACTACCGGCTCGGCGACGCCACCCTGGGCAAGCACATCCACCTCGTCGGTGACTCCAACGTGGAGTTCGTCGGCTCCGGCGGCACCACCCGGTTCGAGGGGATGGTCGGCCGCCTCCAGTCCCGGCTCCGGTCCTCCTACGGGACCTTTCCCCGAGCCTGGCCGGCGGGCTACTTCTCGACCAGCACCGGCTTGGAGGGCATCGTCGGAGCCGCCCCGGGCAGCCCGTGGACCCGCACCGGTTCACCCACCACGCAGACGGACTTCCCCGGCAACAGCGGCCCAGGGCTGCGGTCGATCCTGCTGGCCAACGCGACTCAGTACGTCGAGACCTCGGCTGTCGTCTGCGATCGGTACTACGTCCTCTACCGGCAGATCCCGTCGGGCGCCACCATCCAGGTCGCCCACGGTGACCCGGTCGCCAACATCGCCACCTTCTCGACGGCGAACGCCACCACCAAGGGCTCCCGGGTCTACGACTCCGGAGCCCTCACCCTCGCCTCGAGGAAGGTGCGCCTCACCCCGACGACGACGGCGAACGCCTACATCGAGGGCATCTTCTTCATGCAGGGCGGCACCACCAACGTCTACGTCTGGGAGGGCGGCCACTCCGGGGCGACCGCCTACAACTACCTGCACTCCGGGAACGGCGGCACCGGGGCGCTCAACTACTTCACCGACCTCTACGACGGCACCCAGCCGTGGGGGTACTTCGACCACACGATCCTGATGTTCGGGTCGAACGAGATGGGCCCCAACGCCGCCCCGGCCCGGACGGCCGCCGAGACCGCCGCCGACTACACCAACCTGGTCGCCGCGATCCGCGCCAAGCACGCGGATGCCGAGATCACGATGGTGGTCTCGCCGGCCCCGAACGCCGACACGGCGGCCACTCAGGCCGAGTACGCCGAGGCCGTCTCCGTGGCGGCAGCCGCGACGTCGTGCGGGTTCCTCGACCTCGGCCGCCGCATGGGGATCATGGAAGGCACCTCCACCGCGTCCGCCCCAGCTGGCTCTCCGTTCGTCGCCGCCCCGCTCACGACCGACGAGACGCACTACACGCCCCGCGGGCATGAGTGGGTGTCCCGGCACCTCCTCGACAACCTGGTCGACGATTCGGGGGAGCGGTCGATCGTCCAGCTCACCGAGTGGGACCAGAAGACGACCCTCGCTGCCGCCACGCCGGCTCTCAACCAGTATTCGCCGCTCGTCATCGACGGCGACGGGAAGGTCACTGCTGCGCCGATGCGGCCCGGCGTCGTCCCCATGTGGACGACGTTCGGCACCAACTTCATGGGCACGTCGCGCATGGAGTACGACGCCTGCACCTTCCTCGCCTCCGACGCCAACGTCGTGTTCGCCTCCCCGCCGGCGACCGTCCGCGAGTTCAAGAACCCCAGCCCCGCCGGGAAGTACCAGCGCCGCATCGGCACGCAGTGGGCCGGTCAGTACCGCCTCGAGGTGTATGTGGCCGTCGCCGCTGCCTCCGCCCGCGTCGGCATCCAGTACCTCGACCAGACCGGTACGCCCACCTGGCGCTACATGACCGCCACCCTGTCGTCCACCGGCGGCGGATCCACGCCCGGGTCGGTCACCACCCCCGAGATCGACTGCTCCACCACCGGGCCGAAGAACTCCGGGTGGATCACGATGGCCAACCCCGGCCCCGCGCTCGCCTCCGACGTCGACGTGCGCCTCGTCGAGCTCGGCAACGCCGCCGGCTCCCCGGCCATCACCCACGCCCGCCTCATGCTCCGTCCGGCCTGACCTGACGTACCCCACAACGCACCCCAGGAGCCCACATGCCCACCACCGACCAGCACAAGGCCCTCCTCGACTTCATCGTCGCCAACCAGGAGACCATCGACGAGGCCGGCAACATCCAGGCCTACGTCACCGGCGGCGCCGAGGACATCCGCCCCGAGCTCGCCCAGCTCAAGCGCATGGCCGAGATCGGCTGGTACGTCAAGGTCGTCCTCTCCCAGCAGCCCACCCCCGACCCTGACCCCGAGCCGGATCCCGACCCTGACCCCGAGCCGGATCCCGAGCCTGATCCCGACCCGGAGCCGGAGCCCACCCCCACGCCTGTCGGCAAGGGGATCTTCGTCTCCGTCGAGGAGGTCAAGCGCCTCGGTGCCGTCCCCTCCAACGTGAAGTCCGCCGCGGCCGGGTCGGTGAAGGCCAACCTGGCCGACAACAACAGCGTGACCGACGCTGCCGCCTACGCCTCCGCCCTCGTCTTCGCCGCCACCGGCGACCAGGCGGCCAAGGCCAAGGCGATCGAGGGCGTCAAGTCGATGTCCTCCAGTGGGTTCGCCCGGGTCCTCGAGATGTCCCGCAACGTCCCGATGTACGTCTGGGCCGCCGACCTGTGCGGCTACCACGACAGCGACGACTTCCTCCGCTCCCTCGTCACCAAGCCCCTCGACGGCCACTCCGGCGGCAAGAACATGGTCGAGACCGCCGAGAAGTCCGCCTCCAACTGGGGCGCCATGGCGACCGCCGCGTGCACCGCCATCGGCCTCCACGTCGGAGACACGCAGCTCGTCGACCGGATGGCCCGCGTGATGAAGGGGTGGTGCGACGGTTCGCACCAGTTCAACTTCACCGGCACCAACTGGCACGCAGACCCGGCCAAGAAACGCGGTGTGAACGCCAAGGGCGCTACGAGGAACGGGAACGACATCTCCGGTGTGCAGCCGGAGGACTTCCGGCGGGCCGGCGAGTACGGCTGGCCCGTCTCCAAGTCGGGCTACCAGTGGGAGGGCCTGACCCCCCGCATCGTCACCGCCGCCATGCTCCACCGGGCCGGGAAGTTCGACCTCCAGGCCGGCGACGCCGCCATCGCTCGGGCCGTCCGGTACCTCTACGACGTCGTCCGATACCCCGCCGAGGGTGACGACACGACCGTGATCTACCTGGCCAACCGCCTCTTCGGCCTGAGCCTCCCGACCACCGGTGACTCGATCTCCAAGAACGTCGCCTTCTGCGGCTGGACCCACCGGGCCTGACGCATCCCCACCGCCCGACGCATCCCATCCCACGCTCGGGGACGAGATCACCACGCCACGGAGGCACCCCGCCATGTCCAGCCTGTCCCGCTACCGCAAGGCCATCGCCGCCATCCTGACCGGCCTGCTCGGCTGGGCGACCGCTGTCGTCCAGTCCGACCCCGAGCAGATCACCTCGGCCGAGTGGATCGGCGCCGCCACAGTGATCGTCGCCACGATCGCCGTCTACCTGGTGCCCAACGACGCCCCCGCCGGCGTCGTCGCCGACCCCAACGTGTCCGAGCGCGGCTAATGCGAGCCCTCTGGCTCCCCGGCGTCCTCCGGGACGCCGGGCTGACCGTCGTCGAACACGCGGGCTGGCGGACCCGTGGGAGCGAGCTCCGCGCCATCCACGGGGTCGTCTGCCACCACACGGCGACCAGCGCCCGCACCTCGGACTCCGCGGTGGCGCGCCTGCTCATCGTCGGCCGCGCCGACCTCAAGGGCCCGCTCTGCCAGCTCGGGCTTCGCCGCTCCGGCGTCTTCGACGTCATCACCTCCGGCCGGGGCAGCCACAACGGGTTCGGCCGATGGGGCAACGACTCCATCGGCATCGAGGCCTACAACGACGGCGTCGGCGAGCCCTGGCGTCCCGTCCAGGTCGACGCCTACCAGCGCGGTTGCGCCGCCATCTGCCGGCACCTCCGTCTCAGCGCCTCCTTCGTCCAGGGCCACAAGGAGACCGACCCGCGCCGCAAGATCGACCCAGCCGGCATCGACATGCACGCCTTCCGAGCACGCGTCACCGACCTCCTCAAGCCCACCCCGCCGCCGGCTGCCGTCCCGCCCCGTCGCATCCTGCGCCCCGGCTCGAGCGGCCCCGAGGTCGTCTGGATCCAGGCGTGCCTCGCCATCATCCACAACCGCTGGCAGCAGGTCCCCGACCCCGGGCCCACCGATGGCGAGTACGGCCCGAAGACGGCCGCCGCCGTGCTCGCCGTCGAGAAGATGCACAACGCCTTCCTGACCGCCTTCACCCCGGACGCCCCTCGCCACCAGCAGGACGGCGTCGCCACCGTCGCCACCCAGGACGCCATCACCTGGTGGGCGCAGCAAGCCGGGAAGTGACGACCGCTCCGTGACTCCACCCTCTAGCGCCGGCCGCTCCGGCTCGGTGCCAGCGATCCTCCCCAGTCGGCGCGTTCGGTTCCAGGTCAACGCCTTCGAGGTCGTCGTCGCCGTCATCGCCCTCACCACCTGCGTCTACGGCCTCGCCGACCCCGCCGTCATCCGCGAGTCCACCCTCAACGAGGCCATCCCCATCGCATGGGCCTACATCTGGCACGCCGGCTACGGCCTCGCCGCGGTCGGGATCATCGCCGGCCTCTGGCGGGGCCGGCGCAACGAGGAGGCCGCCGGGCTCATCCTCATGGCCTCCGCCGTCGCCATCCAGACCGTGGCCGTCGTCGCCGTGCGGGGCACCTCCGCCTCCTCGTCGGTGCTGGTCCTCCTCGCGGTCACCCTCGGCTGCGCCTGTCGTGCCGGGCTCCTCCTCACCAACCGCCGGGCCATCCTCATCACCGCAGAGGTCGCCCGATGAACCCGACCATGCTGACCACCATCCTCGCCGTCCTCGGCGGTGGCGGCCTCCTCACCGCCTTCGCCGTCTGGCGCAAGGCCGGCCCCGAGTCGTCCCAGATCCTCGTCGACGCCGCCTCCGGCGTGGTGTTGATCCAGAAGGGCGTCATCGACGACCTGCGGGCCGACATGGACGTGCGGGACCGCCGCATCGACGCGATCGAGGCCGCCCTCGTCGACCGGGACACCCGCATCAAGGCGCTGGAGGCGGCGCTGGCCGAGCGAGACCGGGAGGTCCACGCCACCCGCGCCGAAAACGACGAGCTCCGGCAACGGGTCAAGCACCTGGAGGCCGAAGTGCTGGAGCTGAAGGAGAACGGCAATGCCTGACCGAGACCGGAGGGCGTGGCGGCGGCTCGTCACCGCCCAGCTCAGAGACACCGACACGTCGCACCTGTCCCACCTCGACGCCGACACGATCGACCACACGGCGTCCCTCTTCGACGAGGACGACGACACCCGTTCCCTCGGCGACACGGGGAGGACCGCGGCGCATCGCCCGAAGGCCCGCCTCGCCCGTGCTGCCGCCCTCGTCTGCGCCATCCTCGTCCTCGCCGCGGTCGTCGGGTCCCAGGTCCTCGCCTACGCCGCCCTGGACGCCGAGAAGGGGTCTCGGGAACGATCCGAGGAGCAGGTCGAGGCCCTCCGCACGTCGCGCGACGAGTGGGAGAGGGCCGCCCGCCAGGCCAACGCCGAGAAGGTCTCGATCAACTGCCAGCAGATCGGGCGGCTGAACGACTTCATCACCGTCGTCGCCCAGATCGCCGCTACCGGCGAGCGGACCCCGGAGGAGCGAGAGGCGCTGGCCCCGTTCCTCACCCCACCCCCTCGCCCTGCGGAGTGCCCACCAGAGGACGGCGGCTGACCGATGCCGCTGACGCCTGACGAGGAGGCGATCGCCGATCGGCTCACCGATCTGCACCGGGCCACCCAGGAGAGCCTCCTGGCCCAGATCGCCAGCGCCTCGACCTCACCGAACGCCAAGAGCCACCTGCGGGCCCTCCTCGCCGAGGTCGACCGCCTCTTCACCCAACTGCTGGAGGGCGCCCGCGCGTGGGTCTCCGACGCCCTGCCGGGCCTCTACCGGGCCGGCGCCACCGCGGCGGCCAACGCTGCCGGCAACGCCTTCGCCTGGACCCAGGTCCACCGGGAGGCGGTCGAGGCCCTCGCCCGGCGCACCTGGGACGACGTGGCCACCACCCTCCAGCAGGTCTCGGCCGACACGAAGCGGGTCATCCGGTCGCTGCTCGACGACACTGTCCGCCGGCAGGTGGTCGAGGGCGTCCCCGGGCCGAGGGCGTCGGGTCAGCTCGCCCGGGCCCTCCAGTCCGAGACCGGGGCGGCCACGGTCACCTACTCCAACGGCGCCCGCCACGCCATGGCCGATTACGCCGACACGGTCGCCCGGACCACCACGGCCACCACCCGCAACGCCGGCGCCATCAACCAGGCGAGGGCCGACGGCATCACCTACGTCGAGGTATTCGACGGGTCCGACTGCGGCTGGGCCAGCCACAACACCCCGCCGCTCGCCAACGGCCTCGTCGTGACGCTGGAGGAGGCCGAGTCGCAGCCTCTCAGCCACCCCCGCTGCGCCCGGTCCTTCGGCCCCCGCCCTGACGTCAGGACGCCGCAGGAGGCCGAGGAGGGCCGCCGGTACAGCCCGGCCGAGCAGCAGCGCATGGCGGCCGAGGAGCGGGCCCGTGCGGCCACCCAGAACGTCGACGGGCGCCGCCGTGGCACCTTCGCCGCCCCCACTGCGCCGACAGGGCGCCAGCCACGGGCGTCGAGGTCGAGCCGGGCCACGAGGACGCCACGGAGTCCGGTGAGCGGGTAGGATCAATCGGTGGAGTGAAGAGCCCCGCCCCGCCGGCCAGGAGCAGCTCCGACTGTCGCCGAACCGGCCCGAACCGCCCGCCCTCACCGGCGGGCGGTTCCGCGTCCGGGATGCATCCGACCAACCGGCAGGGGAGCGGCCGACCCTGCGGGGATGCCAGGCACCCCGTTTCGAATCCGAGCCGACCAGGTCGGTGGCTCCGTCGCAGTCGACGGCGTCGACATCCCCCCCGAGCACATCCTCGGCTGGGAGGTGCTCGGCGGCCCACGGGACCCGACCCGGTTCCTCCTCCACATCGCCGTCGAAGGCGTCGTCGACGGCGAGGGGATCGTCGAGACGATCCGTGACGCCGCATCCGGCGACGCCGTCCGGCGCCTCGACCCCAAGGCCGTCGAGGACGAGGCCCTGCGCCGCCTGACGACCAGCAAGGGCAACCTGACCCACCACCGGCTCGAGGTCGTCGCTGAGATGCTCGACGGGGCACCGACGTGAGCCACATCGCAGACGCCCGCGCCCGCAACGAAGCCCGCCTCGGCTCGCTCGGCACCGTCACCCGGGCCGGCGTCGGCGACGGCGTCATCGACGACGAGACGCTCGCCGTCACCCGCCCCGGCGACGTCACCGTCCACGCCGGCATCCGGTGCTCGGTGACGGCCACCTCCAACCAGAGCCGCGAGGAGGACCGCGCCGGCCAGCAGCTCGACGCCAGCACCTACCGCATCGCCGTCCCCGTCTCGGCCACCGGCATCCGCCGCGGCGACACCTTCACCGTCACCAGCATCGACGCCGACGGCGACCCCGACCTCGTCGGCGTCGCCCTCACCGTCGTCGACGTCGAGCTCCGGTCCAACGTCGTCCTGCGCCGGCTCCGCTGCACCGACACCCGCCCCGCGACCGGACGGCTGCCGTGAGCGTCCAAGGCGACGACCTCGCCGCCCTCCAGCTCGCCCTCGCCCGCCTCGTCGCCGAGGTGCAGGAGGGCTCGGCCCAGACCGTCACCGCCTACACCGCCATGCTGGAGACGTCGGTCAAGCGCCACGCCAGCCAGCCCCGCACCCGCCTCCGCCCCCGTGGCGCCAGCATCGAAGGCCCCCGGCTGCTGACGGGCTCCTACGTCGCCTCCATCAACCGCAACGTCGACCGAGGGGTGGGCATCGTCACCGGCGGCGTCGGCTCGGCCGACGTCCGGGCCATGCCGCTGGAGTTCGGCAACCGCACCACCGGCGCCCTCGACTACCCCCACTTCGGGCCGGCCATGGACGAGATCGAACCCCGCTTCACCGCCGCCATGGCCGCCGTCCCCATCGTCGCCGCCCACAAGACGCGCGGTGGCGGTCGGGGCTTCATCGCCCGACTCTTCGGGAGGAGGGGCGCATGATCCCGACCCGCAAGGTGCTCGACGCCCAGCTCGTCGCGCTGCGCGACCACTGGCCCTACGTCGGCGACGGCGAGGCCCCACCGCCTCCGGTCGACGGCCGCCCCGTCTCCTGGCTCACCCCGCAACCGCACCCCGGACCCGGGCCCCGGTTCGGTGGCGGTGAGACCACCCTCACCATCCGCGTCCGCGTCTCCTCGGCCGCCAGCAACGGCAGCGGCGCGGCGGCCAGCGCGGCCCGGGCCCAGGCGCAGGGCCTCGCCGACCTCCACCGGGCCACGATGCTCACCGGGCCGATGATCGCCGGCACCGGGTGGCGGGTCACCGGCCGCTGGCACGAGTCCACCGCGGCCGTCCCCGAGCCGAGCGCCTGGACCATCCACGACGACTACCGCCTCCACGTCGCCACGGTCGCTGCATCCCCTTGACCCCTACGGGGTCGACCCACGATCCCGGCCATGGCCACCGGCATCACCTTGACGCACCCGCTCCTGGGTGACGAGTCCGTCCATGCCGTCGACGAGGACCACGCCGCCGCGCTGGCCCACCTCGGCTGGGTTCCCGAGGGCACCAAGGCGCCCGCCGAGACCATCGCCGAGATCAAGGACCGCGTCGGCGACGACCCGGACCTGGCCGCCCAGGCCCTCGCCCTCGAGCAGGCCAGCCCCAACCCCCGCGTCACCCTCGTCGAGCACCTCTCGGCGGTCGTCAACCCGTCCCCGGAGGACTGATCCATGGCCCTGTACACCCCCGACGAGCTGGAGCGGATCTACTTCCTGCCCTCCGCCGCCTCCGTCTCGGCGCCGACGGTCGCCAACTTCACCGCCGGCGAGGACATCACTGACGCCATCGTGTCGATGAGCGGCTTCACCTTCGCGGCCAACAAGACCGAGGTCCCCAACCTCGGCAGCCGGTTCACCCCCTCGGTCTCCGGCCGGCTCACCGCCGAGGACTCCTCGATCGAGTTCTACAAGGGCGACTCCGCCACCGACCTGGAGGAGATCGTCCGGGTGCTCCTGCCCCGTGGCGCCGATGGCTACATCGCCCGCGTCCACCCCAAGGACGGCGCGCAGGCCGCCATCGCCGCGGCCACCAAGGTCGAGATGTGGCCGGTCGAGGTCATGTCCAACTCGATCGCCCCCCCGGTGCCCGGCGAGGCCGCCAAGTTCACGGTGCAGTTCTCGATCCCGAGGCAGCCGAACCAGTCCGCCACCATCGCCGCCTGACCGGCTGACGGCGCGTAGACGCCGCCCCGGGTCGCCTCACGAGGGTGCCCGGCCCGGGGCGGCATCACCCAGGCACCCCGAGACAGGCACCCTCACCCATGAGCACCGCTCAACAGCTCCTCAGTCGCAAGCCGCGCACCGAGGTCGCAGTCTTCTGCCGCGAACCGGACGACGCCTCCACGCTCGCCGAGCTCCGCCAGAAGGCCGCCCAGGCCACCGCCATCGCCGGCCGCACGATCGGCAAGCCGCCGACCACCGCCCAGAAGAAGGCGGCACGCGAGGCCGAGAAGGCCGTGGACGACTTCCTGGCCGAGGTGCCCACCATCACCTTCCACCTCCGGGCCATCGGCCCGAAGAAGATGGAGGCCCTCCTGGCGAAGCACCCGCCCACCCAGGAGCAGATCGACGCCCACGAGGTCGAGCGCCAGGCCGAGAACGACGCCCTGGCCGCCGCTGGCAAGGCCGACCGGATCCCCGCCCTCCAGTGGAACCCCGAGACGTTCCCCCCGGCGCTCATCGCCAAGTCCACCACCCGCCTCGTCGTCACCGGTGACGACGGCGGCGAGGTCGACGGGTCCGAGATCACCGCGGACGTCGTCACCGAGATGGTCATGGAGAGCGAAGGCGGCTGGTCCCAGCAGGACCAGGCCGCCCTCATCAACATCTGCTCGGCCCTCAACCAGGCCGGCTCGGGCATCGCCCGCGACCTCGTGGACCGCCTGGGAAAAGGCTGAGAGATGACCCGGGCTTCGCAGACGCCATGGCCTACTGCGGGCCCCGGGGCATCCCCTACCTCCACTGGCTCGGCGGCCGGGACCTCTGGGACGAGCTCAGCCGGGCCGCGGCCATCGCCTGGGCCGAGCGCGACGCCGACCGCTGCCCCGGCTGCGGGCTCCACCGCTCCGACCTCCCGGCCGATCCCCGCCACGACCTGCCCGTCGAGGGCGCCTTCTTCAACTGCCGCGGCTGCGAGGTCAAGAACACGACGAAGCAGCCCGACGACAACCAGGACAAGGCCCGCAACCGCCACTTCTTCTGGCGCCACGCGGCGCCCAAGGCGCCCCGTGCATCCCGCCGCCGACGCCCTGATCGTGCGAGGCACTAGGCCGTGAGCGCCTGGCGATCCCTGACCGTCGCCCTGACGGCGAACACCGCCGGCTTCGTCGGGCCCATGGGCAAGGCCGGCGCGGCGGCCAAGGGCTTCGGCGTCGCCATCGCCGTCGCCCTCGGTGCCAGCCTCGGCGAAGCCATCAAGTTCGAGTCCGCCATGGCCGGCGTCGCCAAGACGATCGACGCCACGGCGGCCGAGATGGCGGTGCTCGAGCAGGGCATCATCGACATGGCCAACCGGATGCCGGCCAGCCGCGAGGAGATCGCCGGCGTGGCCGAGGCGGCCGGCCAGCTCGGGATCAGCAAGGGCGCCCTGCTCGAGTTCACCGAGACCGCCGTCATGCTCGGCACCGCCACCAACCTCTCCGCCGAGGACGCTGCCACCGGTCTGGCGAAGATCGCCAACGTCATGGGCACCGCCGAGGCCGACTTCGACCGGCTCGGCGCCACCCTCGTCGAGCTCGGCAACAACGGCGCATCCACCGAGTCCGACATCCTCGCCATGTCCGAGCGCCTCTCCGGCATCGGTGCCATCACCGGCGCCACCGAGGCCGACGTCCTCAGCCTGGCGAACGCCATGTCATCGGTCGGCATCGAGGCCCAGCTCGGCGGCGGCGCCGCGCAGCGCATCTTCATCATGATCGAGGAGGCCGTCGCCAACGGCGGCGAGGGGCTGGCCGCCTACGCCGAGGCCGCCGGCATGTCGGCCGAGCGGTTCGCCTCGGCCTGGGAGACGGGGCCGGTCGAGGCCTTCGACTCGCTCGTCGGCAGCCTCGCCAACACCCAGGCCGAGGGCGGCAACGTCATCGGCATCCTGGAGGAGCTCGGCATCAAAGGCACCCAGAACCGGTCGGTGATGCTGCGCCTCCTCGGTGCCAGCGACCTCCTGTCAGAGTCGCTGAACGACGGCCGGCGGGCGTGGGACGAGAACACCGCTCTCGTCGAGGAGGCCGAGAAGCGCTACGAGACCGCCGCGGCTCGCCTCCAGATGTTCAAGAACCAGGTCACCAACGCCGGCCGAGAGATCGGCGAGCGGATGCTCCCCGCCCTCATCGACGGCGTCACCGCCCTCGGCCAGTTCGGCCAGGGCCTCGCCAACATCGCCGAGGGCCAGGGCGACAAGTTCGCCTACATCGGCCGCCAGATCGCCGGCGCCTGGGAGCACACCACGGTGATCCTCGGTCGGGTGGTCGAGGGCATCAAGCCGCTCGCCACCCTCCTCGGCGCCATCGTCGGTGGGACCATCGTCGTCGGCATCATGGGCCTGGCCACCGCTCTGGAGTCCACCGCTGGCTTCATCGCCGAGAACGAGTGGGCCGCCTACGGCCTCGCCGCCGCCCTCGGCATGCTCAACGCCACCCGCATCGCCTCCCTCTTCGCCGGCGTCGGCGAGATGGCCAGAGGTGCGGCCGGGAGTGTGCGCTACCTGGGCGAGATGATCCGCCAGGTGGCCGCCACCCGCGGCGTCTCCAACATGGCCGCCGCCTGGGGCATGGTCGCCGCCAGCATCAACCCTGTCACCGTCGCCGTCGTCGCCGCCGCTGCCGCGATCGGCGGTCTCACCTGGTGGACCCGGAAGCAGACGGAGGCCGCCACCGACCTCGTCGGGTCCGGCCTCGTCCACTCCATGCGAGACCTCGCCGAGGGCCACGGCATCGCCGGCGCCCTGGCCGAGACCCATGGCCGGAACCTGGAGGGCATCGCCAGCGGCCTGGCCGAGATCCGCGAGCACTCCCAGGCCACCAAGACCGGCGGGTTCACCGGCACCGGCATGTGGGGGTGGATGGACACCTGGTTCGGCGACGGCGAGAAGTCGCAGGCCGCCCAGGACGAGATCGCCGAGCTCGGTGCATCGCTCGAGGAGCTCTGGTCATCCGATCCGACCGGCGCCGCGCTCGCCTGGGAGCGGTGGAGCCGGGTCCTGGACGATGCCGACATGAACCTGCTGGCCGAAGAGATGGGCCTCACCGGTACCGCTGTGAAGGCCTTCTCCGAGGACTTCGAGCGCAACTTCGAGGTCCTCCGCGAGGACACCGGGCTGACCCGCGGTGCCTTCGCCACCCTGGTCCGCGATCTCGACCTCGGCCCTGCCGAGCTCAGCACCGCCCGTGGCCGCTTCCTCATCCAGGACCACCTCCGCAGCCTCGCCGAGGCGGCCGGCTACACCGGCGACCAGATCGCCGAGGCGATGGTCACGGATCCCGAGCTGCTGGAGGAGGAGGCCGAGAAGCTCACCAAGTTCCAAGAGGACGTGGCGGGCGCCTTCGCCGGGTCCATGGACGTCGTCGCCGCCTTCTCCGGCCGCCAGACGGTGGCCGAGGTCCAGGCCGGGCTCGCCGAGATCCGTGCAGCGCACACGGAGGAGATCGGCGGGCTGGCCACCGACGCAGAGGACTACGGCGCCCGGGTCATGGAGATCCGCGGCAAGGAGGCCGAGGCGCTCCGTGCCTACCGCGAGGAGCACAGCGTCACCGCCGACGCGTTGGGCACCTGGTACGCCGACCAGACCGAGAAGATCGCCTCGTTCTCGTCGAACATCACCAAGGCCTTCCAGATGGGCTACGACCCGCAGCTCGTCTCCCGGCTCCTCCAGCAGGGCCCGGAGGAGGCCGCCGGGATGGTCGAGGCCATGGTCAACGACACGTCCGGTCGCCTCCTCGACATCACCACCATGGGCGAAGAGACGATGCGCAACTTCAACGAGCGCGTCCTCGAGATGGCCCGTCTCACCTTCAAGGCCACCGAGCAGTCGACCGCCGAGCAGGCCTCGTGGCTGGGTGAGGCCATGGCCATCCAGGAGGCGATCGGCCGCCAGGGCGCCGCCGCCACCGTCCAGTCGATCGCCGACGAGCTCAAGCTGGGTCCCGGCCAGGTCGCCGAGATCATGTCGCACTACGGCATCGAGGTCGACAACAGCGGCCAGTTCATGGCGGCGATCGGTCGACTGCGCTCGGGGGAGACCGCTGACGCCGTCGCCGAGGAGCTCGAAATGGGCGTCCCCGACGTGATCTGGGCGGCCGCCCAGCTCGGCATCCCGATCAAGGAGGAGACTGACCTCATGCAGGCGGTGGCCACCCTTGGGACGCGCGCCACCGCCGACAACGTCGCCGAGGAGCTCAAGGTGGGCGTCGACGAGGTCATCTGGAGGGCCGCCGCCTACGGCGTCAGTCTCGCCGGCGCCGTCAATCCGATCCTGTCCGCCACCGGAAAGCCGGAGATCGAGTTCAACGCCGGCGGGATCCGCTACCGCAACCGGGGCGGCCCCATCGACGGCCCCAACGTCGACCGCGACGTCATCCCCGCCATGCTCACCCCCGGCGAGTACGTCCTCCGCAAGGACGCCGTCAAGCAGATCGGGGTCAGCACCCTCGACATGATGAACCGGACGGGCACGCTGCCCGGCTTCAACACTGGCGGCGAGGTCCTCGTCGCCGCCGGCCGTCGCCTCGAGCAGGCCGGCGCCCGGATCAGCGAGCACCCCGTCTGGGACCGTGTCGACCCGGTCCACACGAAGAACAGCTACCACTACCGCAACAGCAGTGGCACCGGCGCCGATGCCTTCGATGCAAACAAGGGCGCCGGGACCTCCGGCGGCGAGATGGCCTTCTTCGACAAGTGGGCGCCGATCATCGCCGGCATGGGCTTGAGAGTCTTGTGGAGGGTGAAGGACCACTTCAACCACATGCACGTCGACCTCGGCAAGGCCGGCTACGGCATGGGCGGGGCGGGCGCCCACTACGCCGTCGACCTCCCCAAGCCGCCCAGCATCGGCTCCCACGCCCTCGCCCAGGGCGGCGAGGGGATGATGGCGCTCGCCTACATGGCGGCCCAGGACTACGCGAACACCTCCTACGCCGCCTCGCTCGGCGGCACCGGGATCGGCCCCGGTGGCTCCCCGTCGGCGGCCCGGGCGATCGTTCAGCGGATGGCCGCCCAGCGGGGCTGGACCGGCGGCGAGTGGGACGCCCTCGACCGGCTGGTGCAGGGCGAGTCGGGATGGAACCCGAACGCCGCGAACCCGACCTCGAGCGCCCGCGGCCTGTTCCAGAAGATGACCTCGCTGCACGGCCCGGTCGAGCCGACTGTCGAGGGCCAGGCCAAGTGGGGCTTCGACTACATCGACGACGCCTACGGGTCCCCGTCCAACGCCTACCGCAAGTGGCTGTCCCGCTCGCCGCACTGGTACAACGCCGGCGGCTACATCCACCCCGAGCCGTGGGACACCCCCGGCGCCTTCCACGACGCCCCGCCCGGCCTCAACGCCTTCTGGAACGGCACCGGGCAGATGGAGCGGTTCCAGGCCCAGCCCGTCGGCCACCACCTCACCCCGGCCGACCGGGCCTTCCAGCCCATCCAGGCCACCATCGTCGTCCACAACTACCTCGGCAACGAGCACTTCGACTCCCGGATCATCCACCACGCCGAAGCCGTCGTCGGCGCCGCCTACGAGGCCGAGACCCGCATGACCCGATCGGGGGCCCGACATGGCACATGAGGCCGTCGCGCTCCTCCTCAACCCCAGCGACACGAGCAAGGGCTACATCGTCTGGTCCCACGGCGAGGTCGCCCCCTTCGGCGGCGCCCCGCCCACCGACGCCGAGATCATGTTCACCAACCTCGTGATCGGCGGCCAGATCCTCGACTGGACCACCCCGTCGGGCGCCGTGTTCCTCGCCGACGGTGCCGTCGTCCCCTTCGGTGGCGCCGCCTGGTCCGAGCCCGCCACCCTCACCGCCTTCCCGATCGTCCGGGCCATGCACGCCAACCCCGCCGGCACGAACCAGGGCTACCGGATGCTGGCCGACGGCACGATCCAGAAGTGGGGGGTCGGCACCCCGAACCCGACCTATGTGCCGACCACCTCCGGCACCAACCTCGTCCGCGACTGGGCCTTCGAGTGGGGCACCCAGCGATCCCTCATCCTCCGGGCCGACGGGACCATGCAGACCTCGACCGGCGTCACCGGGTCCACCGTCGTCGTCAAGCCCGGCCGAGACGTCTACCGGTCGCTGGCCATCCGCGAATGGGACGCCACCCCCGGCTTCTGGGTCGCCGACTACGCCGGCACCATCTACAAGGGCAACGGCGCCGAGGACCCCGGCCTGGCCGGCCCGAAGTGGTACGGACGCGACATCGTGCGCGACCTCGCCGTCGTCGACGACGGCCTCGGCGGCGACCCCCTCACCCTCGCCGTGCTCACCAGCTACGGCTCGATCGGGCGCTTCACGATCTCCGACCCGCCCGTCGTCGACGTCGTCGCCCCCACCGGCACCATCACCACCACCACCCGCCCCCAGATCCGGTGGACCTACACCGACCCCGACGGCGACGCCCAGGCCGCCTACCACGCCCGCCTCTTCACCTCCGCCCAGTACGGCATCGGCGGCTTCGACGCCGCCACCTCGCCAGCCACGGCCGAGTGGTACGGCGTCGACCGCACCGTCTTCGCCATCGACCCCACCACCGACCTCGCCAACGGCACCTGGCGGGCCTACGTCCGCTCCCGCGACACCGCCGGGCAGCTCTCGGCGTGGGACTACATCCAGTTCACGCAGAACGTCACGCCGCCCGCCACCCCGACCGTCGCGGCCGTCCTGGCGTCCAACTGGGCGGTGACGGTGACCACCTCCAACGCCAACATCTTCGGCTCCGTCGACGTCGAGTTCACCGACGACCCGCCGACGGCGACGACCCGCACCTGGGACACCGTCCGCGGGTCGGGCGTCTTCCCCAACGGCTCCGGCGTGCTCGTCCTCACCGACCGAGAGGCACGGCTCAACGTGCCCCGCTACTACCGGGCCCGGTCCCGGGTGTCCGGCCCTACCGTCGTCTCGGCCTGGTCGACGAGCACCGTCACCGTCACCGTCACCGAGGCGGCCCGCTGGCTTCTGTCCGCCCCCACCGAGACCGGCGCCCCCATCGCCGTCGACATCGACCCCGGCTTCTCGTGGTCCGAGCCCCTCGCCGCCGGCATCGTCCGCCCCCCAGGCCGCGCCGAGGCGATCGTCGTCCGCGGCGCCGGCGGCCGCCAGTCCGCCGAGGGCCAGGCCACCATCCGCACCCTCACCGCCGCTGCCCGCATCGCCCTGCGGTACCTCATCGACGGCACCCGCACCCTCTTGCTCCGATCCCCCTACGGCGAGCACTGGTACTGCGAGGTCACCGGCGACGTCGGCACCTCGATGATGGACGGCCTCGCCCCGACCGCCGGCGAGACCACCGAGATGCGCCACGCCCACGAGACCACGGTGACCTTCACCCAGACGAGCCGGCCGTGATGATCCGGGCCCGATTCGACCGGACGCTCAAGCGGCTGCTCGGCGTGCGCCGCCGTCCGTGCTCGGCCATCCGCGGCACGTCCTACCCCTACGAGCGCGGCTGGTTCGCCACCGGGCACGGCGTCGGGTACGGCGGCCCGATCCGGTGGGGCCGACGGATCGGCTGGGCCCGGGCATGGGTCGACGCCATCCGCCTCGAGCGGCGCGACCGGCGGGCCTGACCGGTGTACGACCAGCCCGACGAGTGGCTCGACCTCGTCCGCCGCGGCCACACGATGATCGAGACATGCGAAGTGCTCGACTTCGACGGCACCTCGCTCATGGAGCTGGACCTCGCCTCCGGCGACGTCACCGAGGACGCCGGCGCCGAGGTCCGCCACAACGTCTCGGTCGACATCGTCGACCCCATCGGCGAGCTCACCCCCGTGGACCTGGACGACCTCCTCATGCCCACCGGCCGACGGATCCGGGTCTCCCGGGGCATCGTCGGCACCACCGGCGACATGGTCCCCCTCGCCACCGTCTTCCTCACCGAGACCCGAGCCCGCCTCGACGGCGAAGGCCGCGCCACGGTGCCGCTCACCGGCTACGACCGCGCCATCCGGCTCCAGCGCCCCACCTCCCGGCCCCTCGCCATCCCCGCCGGCCGATCGACGCCCCTGGCCATCCGAGACCTGCTCCTCACCGTCGACCCGACGCTCACCGCCGACGTGATGACCTCGGCCGGGACCACCCCCCGGCTCGTCTTCGAGTCCGACACCGACCTCTACGCCCAGGCCGGCGACCTGGCCGCCACCATCGGCGGCGAGCTCTACGTCTCCCGCGACGACGTGCTGACCCTGCGCCCCGTCCCGCTCATCACCCCCTTCACGCCAGCCGTCTGGCGGATCACCGAGGAGGTCGACCCGCCCGAGCGCACCTCCACCGCCATCACGGCCGAGACCGTCATCGCCACCGACCGGATCCCCAACGGCATCATCGTCGTCGGCCAGCACTCCTCGATGACCGCTCCGGTGCGCGGCGAGGCCTGGGACATGCGCCCCACCTCACCCACCTACCGGCACGGCCCCTACGGCGACTACCCCCGCTTCGTCTCCACCGAGAAGGCCACCACGATCGCCGCGGCCAACGCCATGGCCACCGCCATCCTCCAGACCGTCAACACCGCCACCGAGGTCGACGTCGAGGTATTCCCCCCGCCGTACCACCTCGTCGCCGGGGACATCGTCTGGGCCGACCTGCCGACCGTCGGCGCCTCCGGTCGCTACATCCTCTGGTCGATGTCCACCCCGCTCGCCGACCCCGGCGGCTCCGCCCAGATCACCCTCCGCCGTTCCATCACCGAGGACGCCTAGATGCTCTCCCGCCGCCTCCGCCGCACCATCGGGTCCAAGGCCGCCACCCAGCGCTTCGCCGAGCGCCCCGCCGGGCCGATCAAGATGGCGACCGTCACCGAGGTGATCCCCGGCGACGGCACCCCCGGCAGCGCGTATGCCACCGTCGAGCTGTCCGACGGCACCGAGACCACCCTCTACCCGACCGGGGGCTATCTCCCCGCCGTCGGCGACCAGGTGCCTGCCATCGCCAACGGCGGCGACCTCGTCGCCTTCACGACGCGCCAGATGGTCGACGGCGACATGCAGTCCAGGACATGGGCAGGCGTCGACGGGCCCCCGGGGTGGATGCTCACCGCCGACGGCATCCTCTACGCGGTCAGCGGCCACTTCAGTGGCACCGTCGAGGCCACCGAGTTCCGAGTGGTCGACTCCCTCGGGGCTGTCCGCATGGTCATCGACGAGCCCGACTTCGGCCCCGCCGTGATCGCCTTCTACACCGGCGTCGCCACCGAGTCGATTCCCGGGCTGCTGGGCCGGTCCTCCTTTGGCGGGCTCACCATGATCTCGTCGACCAGCGCAGGCGGCGCGAAGTCCGGGCTGAACGTGCGCCGCAGCTCCACCGGCGGCGGCACCCGGGGGACGGCGGTGCTGTACGCCAACGACGACGGCAACGTCAACATCGTCGAGATGACGGTCCTCCCCGACGACATCCTCGTCAACGTCAACGGGTCCACCCGGAGCCTCCTCACCCCGCCCACCTTCCACGCCGGGCGCACCACCGTGCAGAGCCCGAGCGCGTCGACCTGGCAGGCCCTCACCCACACGACCGTCCACAAGAACCGCGGCTTCACCATCGTCGGCACCAACCAGTACCGCCCGGACACGCCGGGCCGGTACCGGGCGACCGCCACCGTCGAATGGACGGGCGGCACCTACTGGGCAGGCACCCGGATCAGCAAGAACGGCACCGGCATCGGTGGCGCCTTCGCCGCCGGCACCGCCGACTTCCGCGGGGTCGGCCACAGCATCACCGACGCGATCCACGGGGCATCCCAGGTGGCCACGGAGACCTTCACGCTGAACGGCACCAGCGACTACCTCCAGGTGGCCGGCTACCCCTCGGTGGGCGGCGAGAACGCCACCATGCTCGACCTGCTCATCGAGTACGTCGGGCCCCTCTAGCCCAGCCGCAGGTCGACCCGGGCCGCCCACCACCGACGGTCGCGCCCGGCAGCCACCTCGGCGAGCACCTCGGCCGGGACGGCGACGGTCAACCCCGGCACCGACACGACGAGGTCGATGCCATCGAAGGCCGAGCTGGTCGCCACCAGCGTGCCCGCCGCCTCGGTGAGGTCCCAGGCTGCCCGGAGGCGCTCCAGGCGCCCCGTGGCGGCCACGACGAGGCCGCCCGGCCCAGCGGTGAGGCTCACGCCCCGCAGCGGCGTGGAGGCCTCCACGGCCTCGACCCACATGGGCGCCACCGTGGCGACCACCAGCCGCCAGACCGGCCCACTCGACAGGGAGACGTTCACGGGGCCGCCGGGGCCGCGGTGGGGCCGCAGGAGATATGGGCGCCGTGGGGCCAAGTGGGAGGTTTGGACACCGTGGACACCTCTCCGCCCCTGGTCAGAGCGTTTCCCCTGGTTCTGGTGGTGAGCTGGCCTGTAGGCGGGGGATCGGACACCAGGTGCGCTGACCTGGGATTACGCGCCATCATCGGCCTCCTCGGGCCGCGAGCGGGCCGCACCAGCCAGAAGATGGCGGTCCACGGCCGCCCTCGTCCGCTCCTCCACGTCCGGCCAGAGGTGGGCGTAGGTCTCCAACGTCTCGGTCGGCTTGTCGTGGCCGAGACGGCGCTGCACCACCGTGACCGGCTCCCCCTCGTGGATCAGCAGCGAGGCGTAGTAGTGCCTCAAGTCGTGCGGCGTCGCCCACTCCGGGATCACCTCGGTCGGCACCTCCGCGCCCCGGGCCTGCGCCTCCTCACGTCCGGCCAGCCATGCCCGGTACCTCGCCCGGTCGAACGCCGCCGCCATGCCACCCCGTCGCAGCGGGCGACCCTGGCCGCCCGGGAACACGAGCCCGCCCCGATCCGCGGCGACCTCGTGGCGGGCGCCCAGCACCTCCAGCGCGGCCGCCGGCAGCGGCACCGTCCGCTCTGACGCCCTCGACTTCGGCGGCCCCAGCCGGGTCGGCCCCGACGGCGGCTGCAACGCCTGGCGATCCACTCGCACCTCCCGACGCCCCCAGTCCACCCGATCCCACGTCAGGCCGAGCACCTCACCCGGGCGCAGGCCGGTCCCGGCCATCACCGTGAACACCGACCCCCAGAACGTCGGTGCATGGTCGATGAGGGCACCCACCTGGACGTCGGTCAAGGGCACCACCCTCGCCCTGTCCGGCCTCGGGAGCTGGATGCGGACGCACGGCGACGACCCGATCACCCGGTCATCGGCGGCGGCCCGGAACATCGCCGAGGCGTAGCGGAACGTCACCTCGATCGTCGACGGCGCCAGCGTGTCCTCGAGCCCCCGTACCCATCCCTGGATCTCGGTCCGGCGGACGGCCCCGATCGGCCGGTCGCCCAGCACGGGGTAGAGCCGCCCCACCAGGGCCCGGCGCTGCACCTCTGCCGTCCCCTCCCGGCAGACCTGGGCGGCCCTCCACCGCTCGCCGTAGTCCCGTACCGACATGCGCCCGGCGCGGGGGTCGACGTAGGCGTGGGTCGCCATCTGGATCTCGAGCTCGGCGGCGTACTGGTTCGCCGCCGCCGCCCGATCGAACGACCGGGACCGCTCGCGGCCGTCAGGGTCGCGCCAGCGCACCCGCCACGTCGTCTTGCCGCCGCGCTTGCGGCGCTCGACGTGGGCCACCTACGCGACCCCGCGCCCCTCGGGGCGGATCTGCGCCAGCCAGGTCGCGTGTCGGGCGGTCGCCTCGGGGACATCGAAGTGCTCGACCATGTCGTCGACGGTCACCGGGTCGCCGGTCGAGAGCCGGGCCCGGACGAAGGCGGCGAGCTCGGTGGGCGGGACGAGCCCGTCGGTGGTGATGCGGCGCACGGTCTCCTCCTCCTTGTCGTACAGGGCTCGTGGGCAGTCGGTGGGTGGGACGCCTCGCTCGGCGTGGGTGACCTCGTGGGCGAGCACGGCGTTGCGGTCCCGGCGACCGAGGCCCGAGTCGAGGTAGATGTCCTCGGTGCCGTCGGGGCGGACCTCGATGCGGCCTCGTCCCGATGGGTGGACGTCTCCGAAGTGGAGCCGGGCCTGCTCACGTTGTCGCAGCCGCCGCCACGGGTTGGTCCTCCCACCGGTCATCGGCCGATGGTACGGAGGGCGCGCGACAGTGGGACCGGGCCGCTGGTCAGTCGGCCGTCTTGCCCTTGCCCGACCAGATCAGGAGGGCGCCGAAGGCCACCATGGCGATCGACGGCGCAGCCATGAGGGCCGCCAGGTACCCGTCTGCGAAGGCGTCCCAGACCCACCAGAGGATCAAGGCGGCTACCAGGCCGATGAGCCCGGCCAGGATGAATGCGGGGCCGAGGGCTCGGTTCTGCGCAGCGGTATCTGTAGAAGTCGTCTCCATGGTCCCTCCCGGGATCGGTCAGGCGTCCCAGTCGGCGCCATAGGGGTCGTCCTCGGCCGGCGTGGAGCCGACGCGGGGGCGGGGTCTGAGGTCGGTGGGGGAGGGGGCTAGGTGGGCATCGCCTCCCTCCTCGGCGGCGACGGCGAGCGCTTCGTCGAGTGACGCTTCGAGCTCGTCCTCGAACGTCTCGCCCTGAACCTCGCCGTCCTCGGCCGGGTTGGTGGCGCTCTCGAGGGCGGCCACGCGGTCACGCAGGGCCTCCACTTCGCGCTCGAGCCGCTCGACCTCGTCGCGAGTGGCGAGGCTGATCGGCTCCCGGCCGGGCCCCCCGACCTCCGCACCGACGCCGGCCAGCGGCGTCGGCTCCCGCCCGGCCCGGATCTCATCGAAAGCGTCCCCACGCCAGCCGAGGTGCTCGGCGAGGGCGGCGAGGCGGTCGGTCCGGGCGACGGGCTCGCCGGCCAAGAGCTTCTGGATCGTGACCGGTGCCGTCCTGGCTCCCCGGGCGATCCGGGCGCTTGAAAGTCCACGTTGCTGCATCTCCTGCCGTAGCCGGGCTGCTACCCGGTCCCACCCCTCGTCGGGGTGATCGGTTGTCACGGCAGGCACCATGCGCTCCTCGGCCAGAGAAATACAGCGGCCCGGAGCGAACATTAGCGAACCTCTCTCAAAGAACACTGCTGTAAGTACGCCGTTGTCGTCGGGCTGACCTGCCGTAACGGGTTCGCTGAAACGAAGTCGAACGTACCTATTGCAAGTTCGCTCGACTTCGCTTAGGGTCTGCGCCATGCAGATCAACCGCCACGCACTGAGCGACTTCATGGAGGGGGAGGGGCTCCGGCTCACCGACCTGTCCGCGAAGTCGGGCGTGTCGATCTCCTTCCTGTCCGAGCTCCGCTCCGGCAGCCGCACCGAGGCTTCCGCCGCCACGGTCAGGAAGATCGCCGACGCCCTCAACGTCCGGGTCCGGTCCCTCATGGCCAACCCGAACGAGTCCGACGAGCAGGCCGCGTGATGGCCACCGACCTCCGCTCCGCCCGCCGTCGGCACCCCGCCGGCCGGGACCTGCCCCGCCCCGGCGACATCTACGACCTCCCCGGCGACGACGACACGGGCTGGGGCGCCTGCCGGGCCCTCCTCTGGGAGACCGACGTCGCCGACGCCAACGGCGCCAACCGGGTGGCCGGCGTCCACGACTGGTGGATCATCGCCAGCAACACCCTCGCCACCGGCGTCGTCACCACCATCGACATCACCGGCGGCACCTACGTCGGCCGCGACGCCGCCCTCCTCGTCCACCTCCGGGCGCAGCACGATCCGGTCGAGTCGCTCCTCTGCGACGAGCCCGCCCAGGACGACACCGACCTCGTCCCGCTGCTCGAGCAGTCGGTGGCCATCGCCCAGGCCGCCCGCCGCCAGCGCCACCCCGAGGACGCGGCATGACCGACGCCCGCTTCCTCACCGTCGCCCAGCTCGCCGCCGAGCTCGGGATCTCCCGCAGCGCCGCCTACAACCTCACCGGCCGCGGCGCCCTCCCCGTCGTCAAGATCGGCGACTCGATCCGTGTCGAGCGCACCGCCGTCGAGGCCTTCATCGCTGCCGGCGGCGAGCGGGTGGCCGGATGACCCGCCGCCTGCTCCTCGCCCTCGGCCTCGTCGTCGTCGTCATCTGCTGCGTCCTCATCGTCCTCGACGACCCCGCCGCCACCCCCGCACCGACCACCACCACCACCCACGGAGGCACCCCGTGACCACGATCAGCCGCGAAGGCACCACCTACCTCGACCGGTCCGCCGGCATCAACGTGTTCCGACCCGACGAGGGCGTCACGATCCCCGCCGACCTGCTGGCCGAGGTCATCGAGGAGCTCGCCGGGCTCGGCATGTGCCACGCCGGCGCCACGCTCCCCGCCAACGTCATCGCGGACTGCCGCGACCTGGCCGAGCGAGTCGAGGCCATCGTCCTCGGCGTCGAGCCGGAGGCGGCGGCATGAGCGACTCCGTCTTCCTCACCGACCTGGTCTGGCTCACCATCGGCGCCGCCCTCATCGGCTGGGCCTGGGTCTGCCTCCGCCCCACGATCCTCGACAACCTCGAGGACATCGCCCGGGCGTACCTGCGCCACCGCGATCGCACCCATGTCCGCCGGCTCGCCCGGCGCAGCCCGCAGGTCGGGCGATGATCCGGGTCCCGCTCGACCTGCACGGCGCCCGCGGCCACGCCGCCGACATCATCGTCGAGGACGTTGACGGCGAGGTCTCGCTGACCCTTGACGCCGAGCAACCTGGCGACCGCCCCCAGGACGATCAGCCCGTCGACCGCACGTTGCGACCGCACGAGGCTCGCGCTCTCGCCGCCGCCCTCTGGCACTACGCCGCGGAGGCCGAGCGATGACCCTCACCGCCGAGCCCACCCAGGCCGTCCAGCAGTTCCTTCTCGACGGCGGCGCCCCGCCCGCCCCCGACGCCCAGCTCGTCCGCAACGGCAGGTACCACATCCCCGACCCCGAGACCGGCAAGCCCCGGACGTGGCAGCGGGCCTCCAACTTCGCCAAGCTCCTCGACTCCTCCGAGGGGCTGACCAAGTGGAAGCAGCGGATGGAGGCCATCGGCTTCGTCCGACGCGGCGACCTCCACATCGCCGCCGCAGCCGCCGCCGGCGAGCTCGTCGACGCTGAGGCCGCCCTGAGCGCTGCTGGTGACGACCCGCCCGACAACCTCGTCGCAGCCGTCAAGAAGGCCAAGAGCGACCTCGACGCCGTCATCGACGCCGCCATCGACGCCGCCGGCGGCACCGCCTCGGCCACCACCGGCACCGCCCTCCACTCGTTCCTCGAGCGCATCAACAAGGGGCAGCGCAACGTCGACGTGCCCGCCGCATGGCGCCCCGACATCGCCGCCTACCGCCGCGAGGTCGACCGGCTCGGGCTCGCCCCGATCCACCACGAGATCATCGTCGTCAACCCCCGCCTCGGCGTCGCCGGCCGCTTCGACCTGCTCGCCCGCACCATCCACCGGCCGCTCCCGCTGGTCTGCGACTACAAGACGGGCAAGGTCGACGGCAAGGCGCTCTCCCACGCCCTCCAGATGGTCGCCTACGCCACCGCGACCCACATCTATGACCCGACCACCGGGACCTTCACCCCGATGCCCGAGGTCGACCAGACCGAGGCGCTCATCATCCACCTGCCCCAGGGCCAGGGCGAGTGCACCACCTACTCCGTCGACCTCGTCCGCGGCATCGAGCTCGCCGACCTCGCCCTCGCCGTCCGCGACTCCCGCTCGGGGAACAAGGCCCTCCAGGTCCCCTTCGACACGACCGCCGGCACCTGGCCCACCCCCGAGCCCACCGACGCCGGCCCCCCCGACGAGGCCCCCGCCGACCGCACCACCTGGATCCGCGACCGCCTCGCCGTCCTCAAGGACCAGCCCGCCGCCGTCGAGGCCATCCGGTTCGGGTGGCCCGAAGGCGTCCCGGCCCAGCCGCCGTGGACCGACGAGCAGGCCGATGCCATCTGCGCCACCCTGTCGGCCGCCGAGACGGCGTGCGCCGCACCCTTCCCGGCACCCGACCCCGACGCCGAGGCCGAGCTGGCCGAGGCCCGCCAGGCCGTCGTCGGCGACGATCCCGAGCCGGCCCCGCCCCGGGCCCCCGACTGGCCCATCGACGACGACGGCACGCCCGCCGAGGCCGCCGACCTGGAGGCCATCGCCGCCTCGGTCGCCTCGCTCACCGACGCCCAGCGCGACCGGGTGGCCGAATGGGCTCGCTCCGCCCTCCAGACCGGCGCCCCGTTCGCCGGGCCGAACCAGACCGCCCGGACCGCCGCCATCTGCGCGGCGGTCACCCGGCTGGTCGCCGACCTCTGGGACGACGGCCCCGCCGACCACGAGGCCCTCGCCCGGGCCGCCATCGTGATGGCCGTCTCGGGCCACATCGACGGCCCCCTCTCCATCGTCCCCTCGTGGGAGACCGGCGCCGTCCTCGGCCGCCTCGCCCACGAGGAGGCCCTCCGCCTCGTCGAGATCGCCGCCGGCTTCGCCGCCGGAGACGACGAGGTCAACGACCAGCTCGTCGAGATCATCTTCGCCGCAGACGCGGCGTCCACCACCGCCGCAACCGCGACGGACCCCATGCCCCAGGAGGCAACCCAATGAGCACCCCCGAAGACTTCCTCGCCGAGAACAGCAAGGAGTTCGAGTCCAACCCGCCGTTCAAGTTCTCGGCCCCCGGCGACGCCATCGTCGGCGTCATCGTGTCCGAGCCCCGGGTCGTCGAGGTCGACGACCTCAACGGCAACGGCAAGGTCAACAAGCTGGTGCTGGACGTGAAGTCCAACGCCGACGGCGAGACCTACGCCCTGTGGGTCAACAAGGGCGCCATGGCCCGCGCCGTGGCCAAGGCGTGCCGGGAGGCCGGCGTGGCCGGTATCGCCGAGGGCGGCACCATCGCCCTCCAGCACACCTCGGTGGCCGCACCGTCCCGCCCGGGGTTCAACGGCGCGAAGCAGTACGCCGCCAAGTACCAGGCGCCGACGCCGACGGTCGACGTCGGTGCCGTCTTCGGCTCCGACGCCGCCCAGGCCCCCGCCACCGACCCGTTCGCCGGCATCGGCAACCCGGCGGCCTGACCACTTCCATGAACGGCACCCCAACCACCGACCCCGCCCCGGGCACGAGGCCCGGGGCGGGGCGGCGGCCCTCGGCCGCCATCACCGAGCAGACGATCCACCTCTCGGGCGGACGCACGACGACCGTGGGCGCGCTCCTGGCCTCTGCCGGCATCGAGGACACCCCTGCCGCTCGGCATGTCGCCGCGATCATCCTGACCGCCGTTGGAGGCACCCCATGACCGACACCCGACCAGCCCGACCGCTCCGTCGCCAGCGGGACTGCGACCTGGCCACCTCCCACGACCTCGCCGCCCTCGACGACGCCGGGATCACCTACGAGATCGTCGAGACCTCCGGCCAGGCGACGACGCTGTGCCTCTCGCACGTCGACCTGCACGACCTCGCCGACGTGCTGCGCCGAGGAGACGTCGCCACCACCGACCACCCGCTCAAGAAGATCCTGGACGAGATCGAGGCGGCCGCAGAGGAGGCCGAGGCCGCCGCCGATCAGCTCAAGTGGGCCGCCCGCGACCTCGCACGCGACGCCCGCAAGGCCGCCGCATGAAGGCCACCGCCCCCACCACCGAGCTGCGCCGCATCGTCGGCGTCGCCGCCCGCGCCGCTGGCAAGGGCATCGCCCGCCCCGTCCTCGGCGGCGCCCACCTCCACCTCGACGACGACGGCAACCTCACCGCCACCGGCACCGACATCGACCTCACCATGTCGGCCCGCACCACCGTCGACGGAGGCGACCCCGGCGCCGTCGTCATCCCCGCCGCCCGACTCGCCGCGGTGCTCGGCAAGATCAAGGCCGACGAGATCGCCCTCGCCACCGAGGACGACGAGGCCATCATCACCGCAGGGCGCACCACCGTCCGGCTCCGCTGCCTCCCGCTGGAGGAGTGGCCCCGCATCGCCGAGCCCGACGGGGAGCCCGCAGACCTCGACGCAGAGGTCTGGGACCGCATCGCCCGGGTCGCCATCGCCGCCTCGGCCGACGTCAACCGCCCCACCATCCAGGCCGTCCAGTTCCACGACGGCCAGGCCGCCGGCACCGACTCCTACCGGCTCCACTGGACCCCCATCCCCGACGGCCTCGACGCCCTCGTCCCCGGACGGGCCATCACCGAGGCCCGACGCCTCGGCGACACGGTCACCATGGCCACCGGCACCAACCACGCCACCTTCACCGCAGAGGGCGGCATCGTCACCACCCGCCTCGTCGACGGCAGCTTCCCCAAGTGGGGCGCCCTCGTCCCCACCACCGTCGCCTCGGTCACCGTCGACCGCGACGAGCTGCTCGAGGCCATGGGCATCGCCGAGGTCATCCACGACGACGACGCCAAGGCCCCCATCCGGCTCAACATCACCCCCGACCAGGTCGAGGTCACGAAGACCGGGGCCAGCGTCGGCCAGGCCGCCACCACCATCGACGCCACCACCGACGAGGTCGACACGGGCGGCCTCGTCATCGGCTACAACCCGACCTTCCTGGCCCAGGCCGTCGGCGTCGTCGCCCCCGACGGCGGCCCCGTGACCATCGGCTTCGTCGACGCCACCAAGCCCTCCCGGCTCGCCGGCGCAGGGATCGAGACCCTCGTCATGCCGGTGCGGGTGACGTGATGGATCCGGTGCTCGACAAGCGCTGCCCTGCCCCGGAGCCCCACCGACCCCACGAGTGGTGGCACGGGCAGCACACGCCCGCCCTCTGCCCCGGCCACAAGTGGCAACCGGTGGGGGACGACGACGAAGCCACGCCGATGTACTGGCTGCTCGCCCGGGTGGAAGCGGGCCACGCCTACGCCGGCGACGTCCTCGCCCTCGCCACCGAGGTCCGACGCCTGCGGGCTGCTGGTTCTCCTGCTGTGCCCCCAGCCCCAGACGAACCGCCCACCGCGCAGGCAGCCGCGGTCGTCTCCGCCGCGCTGCGGTGGCGACAGAGCCGCTTCGACCGGGAGGGAGGGACGGCGGGCCAGTACGTCGTCCAGTGCAACGCCTTGGTTGAGGCGATCGACGCATACCTCGCCGCTGCTGTGCCCCCAGCCCCAGACGAACCACCCACGCGGGTCACGGTGGACGACGACGGCGCGGTGATGATCGACGGCCACATCGCCGGGACGATCTGGCACGCCTCCGACCTGGAGACGGTCCGGGCCGCGATGCGGGGTGAGTCACGATGACCGAGCCACGACCAACCCCGCCCGCCCTGTCTCCGTGGGAAACCGACGAGGTCGGCGCTCTAGGAATGGAGTGGGCCGCCTACGCCATGGAGTTGTCCGGCTGGATCGACCGCCGCCTCGCTGCTGTGCCCCCGGCCCCAGACGAACCACCCACAGCAGCCCGCAGCGCCGACGAGGTCGCCCAGTTCGTCTTGCGGGCCTGGGGCGAGCGGCACGGGTTCATGCCTCGTCACGATCAGGACTGGCTTGTGGAGACGATCCACACTGCTCTCGCCCGTCCCGAACCGGAGACCCCCGGGGAGGTTCCGTCGTGAGCGGTGGAGCCCCCAACCCCGACCGATGGGACGGCCTGCGGGAGCAGATCACGCGACTTGGACCCCACCTCGGTGGGCAGGCTGACGGATGGCGCGTCCCCTTCGTCTTCTCCGACGTCAAGGCGCTGCTGGCTGATCGGGATGCTGCTGTAGCCCGAGCCGACCGAGCCGAGACGCTGATCGCTGAGTGGCGGTCGATCGGCCACACCGGACCCAGCGATCGTCGGACGCAGATGCACTACGCGTTCACCCGCTGCGCTGACCAACTGGCGGCTGCTCTGGCTGGTGTCGGGGACCAGGAGACACCCAAGTGATCGCCGCCGTCACCGTCCGCTGCGACGACTGCCGCACCGAGCAGACCATCCGCGGCACCAACCTGGCCACGGCCCGCACCGTCCTCCGGGCCAGCGGGTGGGAGCACACCGTCGAGAACGGCCGGGCCACCGACCGGTGCCCCGGCTGCCTCCAGGACGTCACGAGGAAGCTCCCATGAGCCGCGACCTGATCGTCGGCGTCGACCCCGGCGGCACCGGGGCCATCGCCTTCCTCGACGTCCGCACCGGCGACCTCGTCGACGTCCACGACATGCCCGCCCACGGCGGCATCGTCTCCGCCCCGCTCGCCGCCGACCTCCTCCAGAGGATGGCCTTCCAGTACGGCCGCCTCGTCATCGCCTGGGTCGAAGACGTGCACTCCATGCCCAAGCAGGGGGTGGCCTCCTCGTTCAAGTTCGGCCGGGCTTTCGGCACCATCATCGGCGTCCTCGGCGGGGCCCGGGTCCCTGTCGAGTACGTCACGCCCGCCGTCTGGAAGCGGACCGCAGGGCTCAAGGCCGACAAGGGCATGAGTCGCCGGCGAGCCATCGAGCTCTGGCCCGACCACTCCACCGCCTTCGCCCGGGTCAAGGACGACGGCCGGGCCGAGGCGGCGCTCGTGGCTCGCCACGGGTGGCTGCTGCGGACCCAGGGGGTGGCGGCATGACCACCACCCCGCCACCAGCCGGGGACGCCCCCGCCGCCTGCCCGACGTGCGAGCGCGTCCTGACCCCGTACCACCGCCCCAGCGACGACACCTACCGGTTCCCCGAGCACCCCGTCGCCAACTGGCTCGACCAGCCCGAGGTCGAGGGCCACCGCTGCTGCGAGTCCAACGACCCCGTCCGCCCCTACGACTACCGGGCCGCCGAGCGCGCGGCACGAGCAGCGGGGGAGCAGGGGGCGGCGGCATGAGCGCCACCTACGTCGTCGCCGACGTCCGAGACGCCCTCGCAGCCCTCCCGGACGGCTCCGCGGACCTGGTGCTGACCTCGCCGCCGTTCCTGGCGCTGCGCTCGTATCTCCCGAGTGACCACCCGGACAAGGGCCGGGAGATCGGGTCGGAGCCGACCCCGGCGGCGTTCCTCGACACGCTGCTGGGTCTGTCCGCGGAGTGGCGGCGGGTGCTGGCACCGCACGGGACGCTCGCCGTCGAGCTGGGTTCGACCTACTCGGGAGGCAGCCGCAAGGGCGGCGACTACGCCGACGGAGCATGGAGGGGCGACCAGGAGAAGTTCGGAGGCTCGTCGTCCTCGTCCCGTGAGTCGGGGTGGTCCATTGCCCAGGCGACATGGCTCGCCGGCGTGATCGACACAGAGGGTTACATCGGCGTTCGCCGGCAGGAATCCCAGCGCCGCTCCCCGTCGTTCCAAACCCAAGTGCGGGTCACGATGATGGAGCGCCAGGTGGTCGACCGGTGCGCTGAGGTCACCGGCGTCGGCAACGTCACCCAGGACGGGCGCGGCGCCTACTCGTGGTCAGCGAACGGGCAGATGGCCCGGTACGTGCTGACCAACATTTGGCCCCACCTGCTCATCAAGAAGCGCCAGGCGATGGCCGGCATCGAGCTCCAGCGCCACATCGAGGACACGAAGCGACGAGGCCAGTACGCCCCGCTCGAGACCGGCGACGTCGAGTACCGGCAGATGATCCGTGAGTACGTCATGGGCCTGAACGCTCGAGGCGAGGAGCGGGGCGTGTACCAGCCAGAGTGGACCCCTCCGACGCCACCCCGGATTCAGCACTCAGCGACGGGCGCCTTCGACGGGTGGCCCCTCGACAAGTGCGATGCGCTCATCCCCGAGATGTACCGGCTCGCTCTCGCCTACGGCCGCAACCCTCTGACCGGGGAGGAGTCTCCAGCGGGCATGTGGCGCATCCGCAACGTGGTGAGGTGGGTTCGCGCCAACCCCCCAGTTGGGGCTTTGGGTGACAAATTTCGCTGTGCCACGAGCGACCTGGTGGTGGCGTGCACCAGCCGCACCCGATGGTTCGACCTCGACGCCGTCCGCACTCCGCACCAGGAGGCCAGCCGCATCCGGGCTACCCCGCGACCAAAGCGGCACGACGACAGCCACCCGGGCACCGGTTGGACGTCCGCCCGCCCAGAGGTCGACCAGAACCCTGCGGGTGCTCCGCCGCTCGACTGGTGGTCCATCCCACCCGGCGGCTACAAGGGCAGCCACTACGCCGTGTTCCCCCCCGAGCTGTGCCGGCGTCCCATCGAAGCGATGTGCCCCCGCCGGGTGTGCCGCACCTGCGGAACCCCCAGCCGACGGGAGACAGAGAACCCGAACGCCGGTCACGGCCGGAACCCTTGGGGCGGCCAGGTTGGCGAGCATGGGTTCGGTGACCGTCCCAATGTCGCCGAGCGACTGACCACCGGCTGGTCGTCGTGCGGTTGCCCCGGCACCGACGGTCTCCGGTTGGACGGCTGGCACCGCGGCAACGGCTGGCGCCCCGGGCTCGTCCTAGACCCGTTCGGAGGCTCCGGTACGACCGGATTGGTGGCGACCGGTCTGGGCCGTGACGCCCTCCTGTTCGACCTCGACGCCCGCAACCTCGACCTGGCCCGGGAACGGCTCGGGATGCTCCTCGCCGAGTCCACCCTCGACGAGCTGGGGGCGGCGGCATGACCTGCTCGACTTGCCCCCACCCGGCCACCCACCGGCTCCGCTCCGGCCACCTGCTCTGCGATGGCTGCGCCACCCGCACCACCGCCGCCCTCGACCGGGCCCACCAGGCCCGGCTCCCACGTCCGCTGGAGGTCCAGGGCCACCTCGACCTCGCCCCAGGAGAAGCTGCATGACCGACCACATGGGATCCGTCTACCGCTACGACACGCTCGGCTGCCGCTGCGACGCCTGCCGGGCCGCCAACGCCCGCAAGCACCGCGACATCCGAGCCCGACGTCAGAACAGCAACCGGCCCCGCGACCGCTGGGCGGAGACCGAGCCCCACGACGGCCCCGAAGCCGACCCCCGATGGCGGGAGGACGCGGCCTGCCGCGGCACCGACCCGGGGCTCTGGTTCCCCCCGCAGAGCGTCACCCTGTCGGCCGAGGTCCGCGCCATCTGCGGCGGGTGCCCCGTCCGAACCGAGTGCCAGGAGTACGCCATCGTCACCGTCCAGACCCACGGGATCTGGGGCGGGCTGACACGGCGGGACCTCGAGGCCGCCCGACGTCGACGGCGGGCGGCGTGAAGGTCGGCTCCCTCTTCTCCGGCTACGGCGGCCTCGACCTCGCCGTCGAAGCGCATTTCGGCGCCGAGACCGCCTGGCAGGTCGAGGTGGACCCGCACGCCTCCAAGGTGCTCGTTGCCCGCTTCCCCGGCGTGCCCAACCTCGGCGACATCACCCAGATCGACTGGGCGCAGGTGGAGCTCGTCGACATCTTGTGCGGGGGCTTCCCGTGCCAGGACATCAGCTCAGCCGGCCTCGGTGCCGGCATCAAGGAAGGCACCCGCAGTGGCCTCTGGTTCCGATATGCCGACGCCGTTCGCGTTCTACGACCGAGGTACGTGGTCATCGAGAACGTCGGAGCTCTTCTCCGACGAGGGCTCGACATCGTCCTCGGTGACCTGGCCGCGCTCGGGTATGACGCGGAGTGGACGTGCCTACGTGCTGCCGACGTCGGTGCCCCGCATCGACGCGAGCGCGTCTTCCTCGTTGCCCACCCCCACGACGTCGCTGGGGGGACCCAGGGGGAAGCCGAACCGGGAGACGGCACGGCGACGGTTGGAAGACGAGGGGCGACGTTGTCTCGACGACGCGGTGACGATGCTCCCGACGCCGACGGCAGGGGATTCGGTCGGATCGAGGAACAGCACGGCCAGGCGCCGCCCCGACTCGACCGGGAACATCGGCGACACGCTGACCGACGCGGTGTGGAAGACGCACGGAGCGCCCGAGGGCGCCCTGGTGAAGGAGGGTTCAGTGCCGCTGCTGCCGACACCGGCGGTGAACGACATGGGGGAGGGCAAGACGGTCGAGGCGTGGGACGAGTGGACCGGGAAGATGCGGGAGGCCCACGGGAACGGGAACGGCCACGGCAAGTCGCTGGCGATCGAAGCGCAACGGCTGACTGTCACACCCCAGGAGGAGGATTGACCCATGGGGACCCAACCGAAGCCGGACCCAGAGAAGTTCTGCCCCGTCTGCGGGACGCAGATGTTCCGCAAGCGGTTCAACGGCCGACTCGAGGACCGGACCCGGTTCCTGACACGGGTCAACTGTTCACAGAGCTGCGGGAACACGAAGGTCGACGTGACGAAGGACGCCCACCACTGGCGGGCTCGCCAGCACAGGGGCGTGGCGTGCGAGGACTGCGGGACGACGAAGGGGCTGCACGTCCACCACGTCGACCGGGACCACACGAACAACGACCCATCGAACCTGCGGACGCTCTGCGGGTCCTGTCACCTGCGTCTGCACTGGCGGGAGGATCGACCGGCACGGATGGCGTCAGCTGGGGGCCGTACGGCCCGGCGATCCATCGCTGGGAACTGATCCTCGGGCGCCCTGCGCCACAACCCACAGATGAGAAGGGGCGGCTCTCGCCCTGGTTCGTCGAGTTCCTCATGGGCCTACCGGAGGGGTGGGTGTGCGACCACCTCGACCGCCGCCCGGCCCTTCGTGCGCTCGGGAACGGCGTGGTTCCGCAACAGGCGCTCGCCGCCCTCCGCCTGCTCGACGCCCTCGGCGTCGGTTCGAAGGCCGCAGCGTGACCACCTCCACCCCGTGCATCCCGCCGCTGGGCCCGGATGCAGCCACGGTGCTCCCAGAACGTGAAGGACCCGGCGACGCTGACGACGTCCCGGGTCCGTGGCCGACGATAGGAGAGGCGCCGACGTGGACATCGTGACCAGCGGGCTCCTGCCACCAGGGATGCGCACTTGAGCGCCGCCGAGCAGCCCCTCCCGCTCTTCGCGGCCGCCGTCGAGCGGTACCGCGACGCTGGGTGGGAGGGCGTCCTGCCGATCCCGGCCCGGAAGAAGTCGAGCCCCCCGTCCGGGTTCACCGGCGACTCCGGCGCCTACCCGACCGAGGTGCAGCTCAGCGCGTGGGCGCGCGGTGCTCCCGACGCCAACATCGCCCTGCGGATGCCGCCTGACGTCATCGGCATCGACGTCGACGCCTACGGCGACAAGCCCGGCGGCAGGACCCTGGCCGCCCTTGAGGCCCAACTGGGTCCGCTCCCGTACACCTGGACCTCCACCAGCCGCCACGACGGGGTCAGCGGGATCCGGCTCTACAAGATCCCGCCCGGCGTCAAGCTCGTCGGATCGCTGCCGGGCATCGAGATCATCCAGCGCCACCACCGCTACGCCGTCGTGGCCCCCTCCATCCACCCCGACGGGCGCGAGTACCGCTGGATCGACCCCGACGGCGTCGAGGGGAGCGACGTCGCCTACCGCGAGGACGTCCCCGACCTCCCGCCTGCCTGGCTCGAGCACCTCCGAGCCGATCGCCACACGACCGCCGAGCGGCGCGTCCTGGCCACCGGACAGCAGGAGCCCTCCAGGGCCGTCGACAGCGCCCTCGGCGGGGCCATGCGGCGCCTCACCGTCGGCACCCGCCACGACGGCGCCCTCTCCGGCGTCACGGCCCTCACCCGGCTCGCCCACGAAGGCCACCCCGGCGCAGACGACGCCATCGCCACCCTCCAGCGGGCCTTCCTCGCCGCCGTGGCGGCCGACGGCAGCCGCAACGAGCGCGAGGCCGCCGCCGAGTGGCAGCGGATGGTCGACAGCGCCGAGCAGCTCGTAACCACCACGCCCTCGACCCGACCATCCTGGGACGAGCTCACCGCCCAGAAGATCGACCCGTTCGCTGGGATCCTGCCGGCCGGGACGGTCACGACCCCCTCGCCCACACAGACCCCCGAGCGACCACCCGAGGGCGAAGAGGACCCCGACGGGGATCCGGCCCCCGACGAGGGCGACCCGACGATCGACGGCGACGACTGGGAGCCGGCTGACATCCGAGGCGCCCTCGACGTCGGGCTCGTCTCCCCACGACCCACGATCCTCCGTCCCATCGACACCGACCTCGGCCTCATCTACGAGGGCCGGGTCAACATGATCTTCGGCGAGTCCGGCGCCGGGAAGACGTGGTTGGCCCTCGCGGCGGTCGCCGAGGCCATCCGCGACGGGCTCCACACGGTCATCATCGACCTCGAGGACAGCCTCGTGGGGACCCTGACCCGCCTCCGGGCCCTCGGGCTCACCGACGACCAGCTCGTCAACCAGCTCTCCTACATCGCGCCAGACACCGCATGGGGGGTCCGGGGCGCCACCGTCCTCGCCCGGATCATGGCCGCCCACGACGTCGCCCTCGTCGTCATCGACTCCGTCGGCGAGGCCATGGCTGCCGCCGGCGTGAAGGGCAACAACGACGACGAGGTCGCCGAGTGGATGAAGAACTTTCCCCGGGCCATATCGGTCCGGGGGCCGGGCGTCCTGCTCCTCGACCACGTCCCCAAGGACGCCAACGCCCCCGCCGGCTACTCCATCGGCTCCCAGCGCAAGCGCGCCGCGGTCACCGGCGCCTCGTACCGGGTCGACGCCATCAAGGTGCCCAGCCGCAGCGACGACGGCATCTTGGAGATCACCGCCGCCAAGGACCGCTGGGGCCATCACACCCAGGGCCGCAAGGTGGCCACCGTCAGGGTCACCCACGGGCTCGGGAACCTGCTCTCGGTCACCCTCCTGGCCCCCGAGGGGATGCCGAAGGCACCTGACGGCGAGGACCGCCCCACCGAGCTCATGGAACAGGTGAGCCGCTACCTGGAGACCAACCCCCGGGCGACCACCAACGCCATCAAGACCGTCGTCGGCGGCAAGGCCCAGTACGTCGCCCAGGCCATCCGCCGGCTCGTCGTCGAGGGCTACGTGTTGCAGGAGGGCGGCCCCAACCGGAGCCACCTCCATTCGTCGATCGAGGCCTTCCGCAAGCCCGGAGGTGACCTCGACGGACTCATCGCACCGGCCTCCAACCCTGTGGACAACCCTGTGGACAACCCTGGTTCGCTGGGTGAGTCCCGGGTGAGTCCCGGTGAGTCCCCGAGTCCCGGGAACCACCCAGTCCCGGTGAGTCCCGTCCCGCCCCCCCCCGTAGGGGGCGGGACTCACCAGAGGGACCCACAAGAACCCACCTCAAGCGTCGGGTGGGTCCCGGACTCACCGGAGGGCTCCCTCGACGAAGAAGCCCTCGAGGACATGAGGAGGCACCGACCCTGATGACCTCGCGTCCCTTCGCTCGCCCGGCGAGCGCCTCCACACCTGTCAACCCGACCCAGGAGTCGACTCCATGATGATCACACCAGCCGCAGCCGATCGGTTGCGCGTCGACGACCACTCGCCACCCGAGCCGCTCACGTCGGACGAGTTGCGGGAGGCCGCCATCGCCTGTGCCCACTTCGGCATCGACCGCCTCCGCCCCGTGCTCGATCCACTAGCCGACCGTCTGCGCCAGCACGCCGCCCACATCGACGCGCTCGAGGAGCGGCTGGGATGACCCCGGGCATCACTGTCTGGGTCGTCGAGAAGGTCGACGACAACGTCGACTACGGGTGCAACCCGGACACCGAGATCCTCGGCGTCTACGCCACGCTGGCCGCCGCCCAGGAGCACCACCCGTCGCCGGCCTGGGGGCACCACGACCCGGTCGGCGCCTACCCGGAGGCGTGGGTGTCCGCCGACGGCGGCCTCACCATCGAGCCCTACGTCGTCCAGGGCCCGCCGGTCCGGTGCCGGCACTGCCACGAGCTCGACCCCGCCCACGACCCCGATTGCCCGGAGGCGACCCGATGAGCCGCATGATGCCCTACGAGTGCGAGCATGGCGTCACCGTCGACTGGGGGGACTTCGGCCCCCACCAGTCCGACGAGGACTGCCGCCGCGACTACGGCCGCTGGCCCGGTGACGGTGCTCCTTGCCCGACCTGCTACCCGACCTGCCCGCAGTGCGACGCCGACGAGGCGATCCGATGGGCCGCCGCGGTCAGCCGCATGCGATTCGTCCTCGATCGCGTCCCCCGCAAGGTGGGGCACTTCAAGGGCGGCGATCCCGAGGCGGCGCTGCTGTACGTCCTCGAGGGGGAGCCATCGTGACCACCGCCGACCGCATCGCCACCACCGACCCCGCCGCCTGGCGCCCACCCGACACCGCCCCGTGCCGCGCCACCTCCAGCCAGGGCGTCAACTTCTTCCCTGACCGGACCAGCGCCGAGGTCGGCTGGAACCGCTACGACGCCGGCCGCTCCGCCAAGGCCATCTGCGCCGGCTGCCCCCTCGCTGCCCCGTGCGTCACCGCCGCGGTCGCCCGCAACGAGCGCTGGGCGATCTGGGGCGGCGCCGGCGGTGGCCGACGCCGGGCCCTGCGCCGATGGTGGGGGACCGAGCACTGGCCCGACGCCCTCGCCGCCCACATGCGCGACCTCCACGGCCAGCGGGCCCAGCCCGACGACGACCGGTGGCTCAAGGTGGGTGGGGCCGAGCGCGAGTGCGGCAAGCGGGGCACGTTCGCCACCGGCTGCCGCTGCGACCCGTGCTCGGTGCGGGCCGGCGTCGAGGGGGCGATGGCGTCCACCAGGTTCGGGCGGTCGCTGTCCCCAGCGGTGGCGGCCTGGGCCGAGGGGGTGGCGGCGTGACCCTCCGCACCGTGCTCGGCCTCAGCGCCGACGACCTGCGCCTCGCCGCCCGCACCATCGACGCCTTCACCGGCGCCCCCGCCGACGACTGGGGACTGGCCGCCCGCCTCCGGGCCGCCGCCGCCCTGCTCGACCCACCCACCGAGGAGCCCACATGACCACCGACCCGCCGACCGCGCACCTCAGCGCCTTCGACGCCGAGGGCTTCGCCGCCCTCGGCTACGACGTCACCCACCGAGGAGCCCACATGACCACCACTCCGACCTTGGCCGAGCGCCTGGAGTCCTACGGCATCACCGAGCCCGAGCGCCGAGCCCGAGAGCTCGGAGCCCTCGCCGTCGATGCCGTGCTGGACCTCCTCGGCAGGGGCGTCGTCGATCTGCCCTGGCTCGCCGAGGTCGGCTTCGGCACCGAGCCACGCCAAGCGATCTGCCGCCTGCTGCTCGAGCGGGCGACCTTGACCCTCGACGACATCACCGAGGAGCCCACATGACCACCGACCTGCCCGCCCTCTTCGACGTCGGCTACGTCCTCGCCCTCCCCGGCTTCGAGTGCTCCGCCGTCGGCGCCCGACCAACCGACCTCGACGCCATCGACCCGGCCGCCACCCTCGCCGCCTGCGCCCAGCTCCGACCCGTCGGAGACGTCTCCCGCTGGCTCCTCGGCGACTTCGCCGCCGGCCTCATGGCCACCGTCGGCGAGGCCGAGGCGATCCGCCGCCTCGCCGTCCAAGGCCACAACCAGGCCGAGTTCGAGAAGGCCGTCAAGCTCGCCCTGGCCGTCCCCCACGGCGTGCGCCGGCCCGGGCTCACCTGGTCCCACCACGAGGAGGTCCACCGACTCGACCCGCCTCTCCAGGCGTTCTGGCTCGAGGTGGCCGAGACCGAGGGCCTCTCGGTACGGGAGCTCCGAGCCGCCATCAAGGCCGACCTGGAAGCCGACCAGCCCGCCCTCGAAGGCACCGAGCGGCTCCCTCACCCACCTGAGACGCTGCTCCGGCGTGCGCTGGCCGACGCCGGCCCTGACACCCCGGTGCTGTGGCTGCCGAGCGCAGGCGGGCTCTCAGCGGCCCGTGTCGTCGACACGGCGCGCCACGGTGAGCGGGCGGTGGTGGTGGTCGAGATCGACGCGGCGCTGCTCGAGCAGCTCCCGGTGACCGAGGCGGGGGAGGCGGCATGATTCTCACCGATGAGGAGAAGGAGACTGCCAGGACGATCGCCCGAGTGGCGCGGTTGGCAGGCGTCGACGATGGCACCGCATGGGCGATCGGTCAGGTCGCTGCCGAAGTGCTCCGACCTTCGCCGACCGAGGACCCGACATGACCACTAGCCGGACCCGCACCACCACCCCCCTCGGCGAGACCTGCGCCCAGTGCGGCCGGATCCACGAGCGCTGCGCCGGCCACGCCAAGCACTCCAACGAGGAACGCCACGCCAAGGCCCTCGCCAAGTGGGGCCACGAGCCCTTCCCGTGCATGAAGTGGCACCGCAAGGGCCAGGAGGTCTGCACCGACCACGGCGGCCGAACCCCGAAGGGCCTGGCCGCCGGCGCCCGTCGCATCGAGCACGCCCAGATCCTCGGCCGCATGGGCGAGCTCATGGCCGAGGCCGGGGCCGAGGTCGACGACCTCGACGGCCCCGAGGCGCTCCTCGCCGCCATCCGCCGCACCCGCCGGATGGTCTGGGCGCTGGACGCCATGGTCGGCGACCTCGACTCACCGACCACCACCGACCACAACGGCAACGCCGTCCCGCACCCGATCATCGGCCAACATCACAAGTACCTCGCGCTGCTTGGCGGCATGGAGGAGGGGGCGCTCCGCCTTGGCCTCGACGTCCACCGCCAGCAGCGTCGGGAGGGCGAGCTGGCCACGATCGGCACCATGGTGCGTGAGCTGGTCGCCGGGCTGGGTCGCAGCCTGGACGACCCCGAGGTGGTGCCGGTGGTGGATCGGGTGCTGGCGCTCATGGCCGACAACGACGAGGCGGCGTGATGGGCCTGACCCCGTACTACGACGAGGACGGCGTGACGATCTACCACGGCGAGGCGCTGGACATCCTGCGCCAGCTCCCCGACGCGGCGGTCGCCGCCGTTGTCGCTGATCCGCCGTATTCGTCGGGCGGCGCGTTCCGAGCAGACCGTCAGGCCGACCCTTCAACCAAGTACCGCGGATGGAGCCAGGGCGCGGACGGGGGCAGCGTCGCCCCCAAATCGACGCCAGGATCTTTCACCGGTGACTCCCGCGACCAGCGCGGGTACGCCTACTGGTCGGCGCTATGGATGAGTCAGGCATGCCGAGTCTCGTCCGTTGGCGCTCAGTGCTTCGTGTTCACCGACTGGCGCCAGCTCCCGACCACCACCGACGCCGTGCAGGCAGGCGGCTGGTCGTGGCGCGGGGTGCTCGTCTGGGACAAGGGCGTCGGTCGACCGATGAAGGGCCGATTCCGCAACCACCTCGAGTACGTCGTCTGGTCCTCGTCCGGGCCGATGCCGTCCCCCGATGACGTCTACCCGTCCACGCTTTTGCGGCACTCGCCGCCCGGTCACGCCGAGCGGGTGCACGTCACGCAGAAGCCCGAAGGGCTCATCCGCGAGATCCTGTCGGTGGCTCCTCCTGGTCTGGCCCTCGATCCGTTCATGGGTTCGGGCACGACCCTGCGGGCGGCAAAGGATCTTGGCCGCAAGGTGATCGGCATTGAGCAGGACGAGGCCTATTGCGAGATTGCCGCGAGGCGTCTCGCCCAGACTGTCCTCGACTTGGGCGAGGCTTCGTGAAGGGTCTCACGCTCGAGGAGCTCCGGGCCGCCGTCTACCCGCCACCGCCACCTACCGCCGCCGACGTCTGGGCCGACCTCGGCTGGACCCCCCAACCCAAGCAGGCCCGCGCCGAGGCCCTCGCCGCCGAGGTCAACGAGCTCCTCTTCGGCGGCTCGGTCGGTGGCGGCAAGTCCGAGTGGCTCCTCCACCACGCCGTGGCCGAGATGCTCCTCCACCCCGGCAACCGCGGACTGATCCTGCGCCGCACCATGCCCAAGCTCACCCGGTCGCTCCTGCCCCGCGCCGAGGCCCTCCTCGCCGGCATCGCCCGCGCCAACCGCAACGAGCACACCTTCACCTTCGACAACGGCTCCGTGCTGGAGTTCGGCCACCTCCAGCACGCCCACTCCGTCACCGACTACCAGGGCGCCGAGTACGGCTTCGTCGGCTTCGAGGAGGTCACCGAGTTCCTCGAGGAGCAGTGGGACGCCCTGTCTGCCCGTGTCCGGGCCCCGGCCGACGGCATCCGGCCCCACATGGCCGCCACCACCAACCCGGGCGGCGTCGGCCACCGCTGGGTGAAGCGCCGGTGGGTGAAGCCCAAGCCCGAGGACGTCGCCGCCGGCGGTCCCGTGCCCGGCCCCGGCGAGCTCTGGCAGGCCCAGCCCCGCGTCGAGGGCGAGGACCCGGTGACACGCGTCTTCGTGCCGTCGATGCTGGAGGACAACCCCGCCCTCCTACGCCGCGACCCCACCTACCGGTCCCGCATGCTCGCCGGCATCGCCAACCGGGCCGTCCGCCAGGCCGTCGCCTCCGGTGACTGGGACGCCATCGACGCCATCGAGGGCGCCCTCTGGACCTGGCCGATGATCGACGGGCACCGCTGCTCGCCGGCCTGGACGGGCCCCGGTGCGGGCGCGGGCGGGCTGGTGCGCGTCGTGGTCGGCGTCGATCCGGCCGCCACTTCCGGTCCCGACGCCGACGAGACCGGCATCGTCGTGGCCGGCAAGGGCGCGGACGGGCGCTTCTACATCCTCGCCGACCGGTCCATCCAGGGCGCCACGCCTGACGAGTGGGGCCAGCGGGCCGTCAAGGCGTACCGCGACCACGAGGCGGACCGGGTGGTGGCCGAGCGCAACAACGGCGGCGACATGGTCGCCCACGTCCTGGCCACCGTCGACCGCCACGTCCCGGTGAAGACGGTGTGGGCGTCGCGGGGCAAGGCGATCCGGGCTGAGCCGGTGGCGGCGCTCTACGAGCAGGGCAAGGTGTCCCACGCCGGGACCTTCCCCGAGCTCGAGGAGCAGCTCACCTCCTGGACGCCCGACTCTGGCGACTCCCCGGACCGGCTGGACGCGTTGGTCTGGGCGTTGACCGAGCTGGGCGTGGGCGGGCCGCCGCCGGCGATGTCGACGGCCTACGACAACCAGGCGCTCGACGGGGACCGGTAGTAGTCGCTGCATCCCTGCGAATACACAGCAGTGGGCGCACTGTGCACGGTGACGACACCGCCCCCGGGATGAGACCCCGAGGGCGGCGGTACGGGCCACCGACATGGCCCAGGAACGAAGGTAGCCGTGAAGGTCCGCATCTCCATCGAGGGCACCGCCCCGCTGCTGTGCCACAACATCCAGCTCGCCGACCCGCTCAACCCCATCGCCAAGGCCATGAAGGCCATCTCGGCGAAGCGCAAGAAGACCGAGGACGACCACGAGCAGCTCGCCCGGCTCGAGTTCGAGGGCGGCCTGTACCTGGCTCCCGGTGTCGGCCCCTACGTGCCGGGCGTGAACATCGAGAAGTCGATCGTCGAGGGCGCACGGATCACCAAGCAGGGCAAGCAGGTCGAGCGCGGCCTGTTCGTCACGGACAACGAGGTCCCGCTGCTGTACCAAGGCCCCCGGGCTGTCGAGGATCTCTGGGCCGACGTCAACTTCCGGTCGTCGATGGCGGTCAAGGTCGGCCAGGCTCGGGTGATGCGCACCCGTCCGATCTTCCGATCGTGGGCCCTCGACGTCGACGCCGAGGTCGACCCGGCTCTGCTCGACATGGCCAACCTGTCGGCGATCTGCGAGGACGCCGGCCGGATGGTCGGCATCGGCGACTACCGGCCCCGGTTCGGCCGGTTCGACGTCGAGGTCCACGCGCTCTAACCCTTGGCTTGGCAGTTCCCGGCAGCGCTCCGCAGGGCCCGCCATGCTACGGCTAGGCCTGTCATGGCCCGGCAGGGAGGGCGACGAGCAGCCACCCAGGTGCGAGGCCTGGGCGCCCACGACCACGGCATGACACGCCGAGGCACGACGAGGCTAGGCCAGGTTCGGCAGGGCGTGGTAAGGCGCGACACCGCTTGGCGAGGCATCGAAGGACGGCTGGCAGCCACCAGGGTTCGAGGCCCTGGCGTCCACGATCGAGACACCGCCGGACCCGGCTAGGCAAGGCGCGTCAAGACAGGGCTCGGATCATCACTACCTACGAAGGAGCACGGATGACCGTGACGTTCGAACCCAAGGGCGAGGTCGCCGAATGGCGACTCGTCTACGACCACCTCGTCGGCCTCAAGGTCGGCGACATCATCACCTACGACCGACTCTCCGGCATCCTCGGCCGCGAGTTCCTCCACGGTCGGGGCCCGTTCCACCGGGCCAACCGCGAGCTGCTCGCCACCCACCGCCTCGGCCTCGTCAACGTCAAGGGCGTCGGCTATCGCGTCGTCACTGCCGCCGAACACGAGGACGCCGCTCGAGGCCAGCACCGATCCGCTCGACGGCGGCTGCGTCGAGCCAAAGAGTGGATCGAGCACACCGACCGAGCCGACCTGACCCCGGAGGTGCGATCCCGCTTCGATCAGCTCGAGGAGCATCTCTCCCGTCAGATCGACTTCACCCGCCGCCTCGACGGTCGACTCAAGAAGGCCGAGCAGGCCATCGCCGAGGTGCGCGAGCAGCAAGCCGACTCGGCCGGCGACGTCGAGGCTGTCGGGGCGAAGGTCGACCGCCTCATGGAGGCGTTGACCCGTCGAGGCATCGACCTCGACACGGACGCCGCCTGATTCCTCGAGGCTTGACTTGGTTGGGCCTGGCAGGACGGGGCGAGACCAGACAGTGGCTTGGGCAGAGGTCCGGCGCGAGGGGCTACCACCATCGTGTCGGACTTCTGCACTTGGACGCATCCGCCGATCGCGCCCGACGATCCCGAAGGTGGCGACCATGGCTGATCCCGAGACCCCAGGCCCGCCCTACCCTCCCACAGACCTCGCCGACAGGCTCTACATGATCGGGGTCAACCACCCCACGGGCCGAGCCACCATCCTCGGCGAGCAGGCCGTCAACATCGTGCTGCGCTACATCGACGCGCACAGCGGCCCGGGACTTGAGGGGGCCATCGAGGTCATGACCGAGCTAGGCATCCGTGGCACCCGCAACCGGATGGTGTGGCTGACACTCCTCGGCGAGAAGCGGGTCTACGACGACATTTCGTGGGATGGACCCGACCAGCCGGAGCCCGAGATGCTGCGTCTCGCCGAGGAGGTCGCCGAAGGGTTGCTCGTCTCCTTGGGGACTGCCATCTCTTGGCTGGAGGGCGCCGAGCGGCTGGTCCGGTACGACAAGGGTGGAACCATCCCCGTGGGCCCGACCCGCGCCGAGAACCCGACTGACGAGGCCGAGCCGGTGCAGCGCCTCCAGGTCGGCGAGCGAGTGATCCGACGGGACGAGATCAACGGCCTCTAGCCACCCTGCATCCCCTCGCCCTGCATCCCCTGCCGCCACCGTCGCCGGGTGGCCCGACCCCGAGCGATCACCGTCGACCTGTGGAGTCCGTTGAGCCACAAGGCTCTCGTCGGCGACCCCGACGACGACCCCGGCGTCGGCGCCCCCACCTGGTGCCCACCGTCAGAGTCCAGGCGCGTCCGGGCCTACCTCGCCCGCGCCGCCTACCTCGGCGGCAACGCCCGGCTCCTCCTGCCCCCGACGACCTCCGACAAGGCGATCGCCAACCGCCGCGAGTACGGCGACCCCGCATACATCGTCGACCGCATCGTCGCCGCCGTCCTCGGCGACGGCGCCACCTGGACAGTCGACGGCGCCGACGAGGACATCCCCGACGAGCCCGACCTCCCACCCACGCCCACCGAGCCCGGCGAGGACGCCACCGACCTCGAGCGCCGGATCTTCGACGTCCGCCTCGCCCGCTGGGAGGCGCAGGCCGAGGAGGCCTTCGCCGCCTGGGTCGACGCCTGGGCCACCCAGCCCGCCCTCCGCCAACGCCAGGACGAACTCCGGGCCTGGGTGACCCGGGCCGGCATCGACGCCGTCGTCCACGAGACCGAGCACGACACGGCCGGTCTCGGCGACTCCGTCGTCGTCCTCTGGCACCAGGCCGGCGACTGGCCCCGCCCCGAGATCATCCCGCCCGAGGCGTACTTCCCCGTCCGTGGCGAGCACGACGACGGCGCCTTCCCCAGCAAGGTCCACCTGGCGTGGGAGTTCACCCTCGACGTCGTCGACGGCGGTGTGTGGGTCGAGCGCCGCTTCCTGCGCCGCGTCACCTTCGAGCTCGCCGAGCTGGCCGAGCTGCGATCGGTCCCGGTCGACGGGACCTTCCGGGCCTGGGCCGGCGCCGACGGCATGCCGGCCGACGCGCCCACCCTCCGCCCCGACGAGGCCGTCGAGGTCGACCTGGACCGTGGCGCCTTCGTCACCCGCGCCTACCCGTGGGACCGGCCCGCCGAGGACGAGGCCGGCGAGGCCGTCGACCTCACCGAGACCGCCGAGGACCGCGAGCCGAGCCGCATCGTCTGCCTCTACAGCGACGGCACCTGGGCCCTCGACGACGTCACCACCCGCCTCGACGACCTCGACGAGGCCGCCGCCGTCTGGCGCCCCTACGGCGAAGGCCTCGCCTACCGTGCCGACTACGGCATCGATTTCCTGCCCGTCCTCCACACGCCGAACACCCCGACCGGCAAGGAGCACTGGGGCCGGTCGGTCATCGACCTCGTCGTCCAGGTCCTCGACGACCTCGCCGGCGCCGACACGGCCGCCGCCTCGGCGTCGCGGTACCTCAAGGACCCGACCGTCGCGCTGGAGGGCGCCGAGCTGCCCGAGGGCCAGGCGCCGATCATGGTGCCGGGTCACATCCTCACCGGGAAGCTCACCCCGCTGGACCTGTCGCTGGGCCTCGAGAAGCTCATGGATTACCGGGAGTCGCTGCGCGACCGGGCCGCCACCAACGTCTCGCTCCCGGCCGACCTCCTCGGCCGCACCGAGGACGGCGGCCCCGAGTCCGGCTTCTCCCGGTTGATCCGCTGGACCCCCTTCGCCCAGACCGTCGGGTCGCTCCGCATGGTCCGCAAGTGGCACCTGTTCGCCAAGATGGCCCAGCGCATGGCCCAGGTGCAGGGCGTGCTCCCTGCGGGCCCGACGCCGGCCGTGCGGCTCGCCTGGGGCTCGTTCCTGCCGACCGACAAGGGCGAGACCCTGCGGATGGTGGCCGAGGGTCTCGACGCCCACGCGATCAGCCCGCAGGTGGCGACGACGCTGCTGGTCGCCGCCGGCTTCCCGATCGACGACGCCCGGGCCGAGCTGGACCGGATCAAGGCCGCGAACACCGCCGCGGCCCGGGAGGCCGCGGATGCCACCGGGTCCGAGCGCGTCGCTGCCGAGTGGCTGGGCGTCGAGCTCGACGACGCCGGCCCGGCGCCCGTGCTGGACCTCCCACCCGTTCCACCCACCGAGGACGACGAGACGTGAAGCGCATCATCGGCACCGTGATCGCGGCGGCCGCCGTGGCCGTCCTCCTCGTGGCGTGCGAGCCGGCGCCGGGCACGCCGTGCCCGTTCAAGTCGGGCCACGTCCATCCCGACTGCCCGATCCCGCCGTGGGACAAGGGCAAGCCGATCGACTGACGCATCCCTGCGCCCTCGCGACGCCGGGCGTCAGATCACCGCCATGGGAGGCACCCCACCACCGCAGGCCCCCGCCCGGCGCCAGTGCGGCTCACCGGTCCGCAACGGCCCGTGTCAGCAGGTCGTCCTCGAGCAGACCGTCGAGCCCAAGGCGCCCGGCGCCAAGCCGGTGCGGCTCGTGATCTGCCCGCAGTGCGACCGGGTCCGATGATCGGCTATCTGCTCCGATGGGCCTGCCCCGCGTCGGCGGTGGCCACCCAGCGCCGCAACCACGGCCTCCTCGGCCACCGCTCATGGCAGCCGACCGACGACGACCCGCTGGCCACCCCGCACGCCATCGACCACGGCGGCGCCGACCTCGACGACTGGCCCGGCTCGGCCGGCGGCTGGGACGGCCCGTGATCCGCCGCCTTCGCCACGGCGCCCCGCTCGTCGTCGACGTCGCCCGCGCCCTCGGCCAGCTCGCCGCCCTCGTCGTCGAGCTCACCGTCGACGCCTGGCTCGACCTGCGGGCCCGGGACCGCCGGCGTGGCTGAGGGCCTCACCCCCGACCAGCTCGTCGCGCAGGCCCGGATCCACGACCTGCTCGCCGAGCTGGTCGACCTCATCGGCCCCCGGTTCGGTGGGCTCGCCGAGGACGACCTCGACCCCGACGAGATGCCCGTCGGGCAAGTCTTCCTGTCCGAGTGGGTGACGGTCCTCGCCTGGGTCGACGAGGACGGCGATGGGTTCACCACCCGGATCGGCTCACCCAACCTCGCCCGCCACCACCGCACGGGCCTGCTCTACGACGGCCTCCACGACTTCGACTGACCGTCCCTGCATCCCCACGGCCCCTCTCCGTGGCTCCCACGATCCCCGCGACAGGACCAGGCCCTACCTGGACGGTGACCCGCATGCCGTGAAGCGGGACAGGACCCGCCCTGCCGAGCGGGATGAAGAGGACACGACCATGCCCGATCCGGTCACCGAGACGCAGTCAGAGACCAGCACCGTGACCACCACGGTGCCCGACGGCTACGTCCCCCAGGACCAGGTCAACGCCATCGCCACCCGTGAGGCCGAGAGGGCCGCACGGGCCGAGCGCCAGCGCATCGAGGCCTACCTCGCCGAGCAGGCGCAGGAGGCCGAGAGGGCCAACATGGCCGAGGTCGACCGGCTCCGGTCCGAGCGCGACGCCGCCCGGGCCCAGGTCGAGCAGGCCCAGGCCGCAGCCGCCGCCGAGCGACTCGCCGCCAACGTCGAGCGCCGACTGCTCGCCGCCGGCGTGCCGGACATCGCCCTCGCCAGGGCGGCCCGGATGGTCACCTTGGAGCCCGGCGCCGACGACGAGGCCATCGCGGCCGAGGTCGAGGCGCTCCGCACCGAGGTCCCCGCCCTCTTCACCTCCACGCCCTCGGGCGACGCCCCGCCCCCCCCCC